AGATTGTATTCGCAGGAGGAAATAACGGCGCGACTACCTTCGCCACCCTCAAGGCGAACTCGCTCGACCTCGGCACCTCGGCCGTCCTCGGCACGGGGACCATCGAGCTCGGCGCAGCCTCCGACACCACCGTCACCCGGTCCTCGGCGGGCGTCATCGCCGTGGAAGGGGTTGAGGTTCCTCTCAATAGCGTCACGAATACCCATACGGCGCAGCAGATAGAGCTCGGACACGCTTCGGATACCACCGTCTCGCGCGGGGCAGCCGGATTCATCGCCGTCGAGGGCAAGCGCGTCCCGTCACCCGCATCGCAGGCGGCGGGGGATATGCTCTATCGAGGCTCGACCGAATGGGAGCGGCTCGCGAAAGGAACGGCCGGACAAGTCCTGACCATGAACGCCGGGGCCACCGCCCCCGAGTGGGCGGCCGCTTCCGGCGGCTCTCCGGCAGGTTCGGGAACGGAGCTTCAGTACCGAAACTCCGGGGCGTTCGGCGCGGTCGATTCGAGCTATTCCTCGACGACGAAGGCCGTTACCCTCAAAGGGTCGGCCCTGACGCAGCAGACCCTCACGGACGGGGCTACGATCAACTGGGACGCCTCCTCCGGCGCGTATGCCAAGGTGACGCTCGGCGGGAACCGGACGCTCGCCGCCCCGACCAATCTTACGACCGGGGGCAGGTACATCCTCGAAGTCATCCAGGACGCCTCCGCTCCCCGCACGCTGTCGTGGAATAGCGCCTACAAGTTCCCCGGTTCCGTCACGCCCGTCCTCTCCGCATCCAATAACGCCGTAGACGTGTTCGAGTTCTACTCCCCGGACGGCACGAACCTCCGCCTCATCAGCGCAGCCTTCGGATTCTGATGGTAGCCTCTAACACCCTCGTCCTGAACCTTCCCCTGGAGAACGTCGTGACCGACGTATCCAAGTCTCCTGTCTCGCCGACCGGCTCGAACATGAGCTACCAGGCCGGGAAGATTGGCCGTGGCAACCTCTTCAACGGCAGCAGCACGCAGATAAGCGTGCCGGACGCGAGCAAGCTCCGGCTCACCTCGGAAATCACGGTCTGCGCCTGGGTGAAGAAGGGGGCGAGCAACATGTTCGGCTGGCTGCTCGCCAAGCGCGTCGACGGCAGCAACAGCATCAACTACAGCACGCTCATCGGCGACGCGACCGACGTCCGCATCCTCCAGTATTTCACGACGACGAACGTCAACACGGCCTGGGTGCCCACCAGCCAGTCCACGGTCTACAACACCCTCAACGACGGGAGCTGGCACCACATCGCCTACTCGTTCGTCTACGGGACGGGCAGCAGCTTCAAGTTCTACCTCGACGGCGTGAGCACCTCCGGCTCGTGGGTGATCGGGAACGGGAACGTCGGCCCGCTGACCAGCACCGACGAGCTGTACGTCGGCAGGCAGAAGGCCGCTGGCTCGCCCGGATACGCGAACTACAACATCGACGAGGTGCATGTCTACAACAAGGCGCTCGGACCCAGCGACATCAAGCGCGACATGCTGGGACTCCCCCCTCTCTCAGGCTGACATGGCTACCACAAAGCAAGCACAGGACCATCTCGTAGAGGCGCGGCATTAGGCGCGGTCATAGAAACATCATCTTATGGACTTCAGGAATTTCAACATAGACTCTCGCGTTGTGCTTGAGATCGGATATGCGGTCATTGCGATGGCCGGAGGAGTCGCCCAGTACCTCGAGAGATACATCAGGGAGGGCAACTTCCGCATAGGTCAGTTCCTCGCGCAGGTATTCGTCTCCGGATTCTCTGGGTGGATCTTCGCCCATTTCTGCGCGAATCTCGGACTCCCCAACGACCTCAGCGTCGCCTTGTCCGGTATCGGAGGATTCTTCGGCGTAAACGCGCTGAACTATCTCTACGAGCGCGTCACCAACTCAAAGGCCAAGAGCGACGATGGAGCAGGACTTCCAGGTTAACTTCGACCAGGGATTTTCCCCGAGCGCCCTGCCGAAGCCACCGACAGCGACGCCGATAGACCTCCCAGACTACCTGAGGCAGTGGGTACACCAGGTTATCCCGCAGCCTTCGCTCAACGTCGTCAGGCTCGCGCTTCCTTATACGGTTTTTCAGGGGGGGTCTACCACCAAGGACGTGGACCTCTTCACGCTGCCGAACTACTGCGAGATCGTGAGTTGCTGGATGAACGTGCTGACTGCGTTCGACGGGCCAGCAACGGTGACCATGAGCGTTGGTCCTGACGGGACGGAGACGACGCTTCTGACGGCACAAAACGTGAAGACTACGGGGCTCAAGAAGGCAATAGGTACGGATCTTACTACTAATAGGGCGATCTACTCGACCACGGCCAAGACGACCATTCAGGCCCGCTGCACGGCTGCAACGAATACGTCGAACCTGAGCGCGGGGCAGATCGAGTTCGGATTCACCTACACCGACTACTACAATGCCAGGTAATATCAAGCAGGGAACGCTGACGTTCTCGGGATTCCTCGGGATGGCACCCGCGGGGTCTTCGCGCACCAACCTCCAGTTCGGAGAATCCTATCACGTCGCGAGCACCTCCTCGGTAGACACGATCGCCACCATCGGCGTCCTCGCTCCCGGAAAGGCTCCAGGGACCAATATAGACGGAAGCTCGAACCTGAGCGCGCCTATCAACCGCTTCATATGGACGAGCGGTCTCGCGCCGTACTCTGCCGTATTCGCCATAGAGCGCGGCACGAAGCTCCACCTTGGCGTTGCCGACGGATCTCAGTGGAACACCGGTGGCGTGGTTCCCTCCGGCTGGCCGACGACGCTCACGGTGACGGGCTCGCACACGGGCCACACTAGCATAGTCGGCGATGACGTTCTGTACTACGCGAGCAACGCGTACGTTACGTACACGGACTCGAATGACGGCGATGTTGCCAAGGTAGACCTGTCCGGATCAGCGACGACGAACTGGTTCTCTACGCGCACTGGCGGTGCCGTCCTGTCGGCAAGCCGACCGCATCCTATCGTTCTCGGGGAGAACGGATTCGGGTACGTCGCAGATGGAAATGCTATTCATAAGATCGACTTCTCGGGGTCTGGCACGGTAACGACTTCGGCTATCGATCTCGGCGCAGAGTGGACCATCTACGATATGATCCCCTATCAGGGCAACCTGTGGATCATCGCGTTGCGCACCGATCAGAACTTCATCCCATACGACTCTACGCTCGCCGAATCGATCTACGCCATCAGGCAGGCAGGCGTTTTCCGCTGGAATTACCAGTCGCGTAAGTCGTCAGAGTTCGCGGGCTTCGAGCGTGGAACGCCGTATATTCTCGACTCTGTATCCCGCGTCTCGAATATCTTCATCTATGACGGCGTTCCTCACACGATCACGCTCGGCTCGAATTTCAGCACACAGCTGCGCAGGTTCACCGGGACCGGGTTCCAGGTCATCCACGAGGAGCCGGGGGACATCATGCCGATAAAGGGTGGTATCGGGACGTATTTCCGCAACATCCTCTGGGCGGCAAAGGCGACGGGCGATCTGTACACCTACGGACGCATGAGCCTCAACATGCCTGAGGTATTCAACAAGATCGGTTCTACCGGGGCTGCGTCGCGTGCGCTCTTCCTGTCCGACACCGGAGATATCTGGGCGAGCTACGGAACGTCCAGCCTGAAGAAGATGGACGGTATGGCACTCGCGGCATCGGCGACGACGCTGACCAAGCAGCTGCCAAAGTTCAGCCGCATCACGAGGATCACGGTGTTCTTCCAGCCGCAGTCTGACACGACGGCCAACAATACGCTGACGATCTCTACCTATAAGAACTTCTCGACCTCAGCGATTTCGAAAACCCTCGTGGCGACACACGCCGGCGACCTCGCTCGCGGATGGGTGACGTTCAATAACCTCGGTGGAGAGGACTGGGCTGGCTTCCACGCAGCTTCATTCAAGCTCGACTGGGCTAACACGGCCGGCGTGACTACCTCATTCAAGCCGTACCGCATCGAGGTCGAGTATCAGGTCGAGGGCCAGGACGTATAGCCCTTGACAAAATAGACAAAAACTGGTATAATCCACCCATTGTATGGCAACGACAGTCTCAGCTATCCAGACCAAGGTCAATAACGCTATCCAGGATAGCTCGACCAACTCAATCTCGGCCGCACAGCGCCTCGAGGCTATTTCCGTCGCTTGCCAGGACACCATCACCGCGATGGGGCTGCCGATGCAGGACGTGTCCTACGCGGTCAGCTTCTATGACGGCGTAAGCAGGTATAACGTCACCTCATCCATTCCGGGCTACATGGATTCGGTCGATCTTGTTCGCGACGAAGGAGACCGGCTGGTAACGTTCTCGCGCGTCACGCCACGCGAGATCTACGTCGACATCGATACCGGATACGGACAGACCGATACGTTCGCGGTGGAGCGGCTTGATGGGAAGACATATCTGATAATCAACGCAGAAGCGAAGTATCCAGCCGTCCTGCTCCATGACTGCGACTCGCTGACCTCGAACGGAACCTGGGCCGCGGATACGAGCACGTCCGATGCCTCGAATATCTCGGCCGACGACTTCGTGTTCAAGCAGGGATCGGGATCGATCAAGTTCGACACCACGGTTGCCCAGTCGGTCAATAACCGCGCGACGATCTACAACTCGACCCTGGATGCGGTCGACCTCTCTCGGTACGTCGGCTTCTCCTCGCTCCTGTTCTGGGTGTGGATCCCTGAGGACACGAATTTCAGCTCGGTTACTGCGTATTGGGGCTCGTCGTCGTCGGACTACTATGCCGGCTCAGCAACCACCGACATCAACGGTAATGCGATCGTCGAGGGACAGTGGAACCTGCTCAAGGTGGATTGGGCTACGGCCTCGACGACAGGATCGCCAGACTCTTCGGCTATCGATTACCTGCGTTTCGACTTCAACTACACGGGATCGTACACGAACCAGAGCGGATTCCGCCTCGATCACGTACGCATGGTGCGCCCCGAGACGCTGACGATAAAGTACCAGTCGAACTATATCGGACAGTCTTCGGGAGGAACGAAGCTCTTCGCCTTCACGGCTACGAGCGATATCCCTTTCTACTCTGGCCAGTACGACTACCTCGATAACGTCGTATGGCGCAGGGCGGCAGCTCTTCTCCTCGAGTCCGTGGGCAGGGTGGACGAGTCGGCACGGCGCAACATGGAGTGGCAGAACTCGATGGCTGACGTGCGCAAGCGGTTCCCATCCACGCGCCTGACCGAGCGCAATTCATTCAAGACAGGCGGCATGAGCACCTCGCGTCGTAGGATTGGCCGCAGCTTCTAACAATGGCACAGTTTCAGTACGTAGACACCGGAGGCAATCTCCAGAGCGTAGAGGCGGCGGACGCACAGGCGGCCCTCGCCGCGGCTAAGAACATCGCGCCTAATAGCGGTGTCATCGCGCCGCCTATCGGTCAGCAGGCCGCGTCCCCCGCAGCTCCGGGTGCGCCAGCACCAACGGACACATCGGCGTCGACGCAGGCATTCTTCGATCAGCTGACCAAGCGCCTTCTCGGAGAAACAGGCGGAACTTCTTCGGTAAACCCTGTTTCCGGCGCGGTCGATTCTGCCATCAAGGACCTGCAGTCGGGACTCGAAGCGTCCCAGAAGGGAATCAAGGCCAAGTACCAGCAGCAGCGCGATCGTATCGGGTACGATTACGAGCTTGCGACGACAGGGGCTCGGGAGGGAATGATGAACCTCGGCGGCGCTTCCCAGCTCGCTATCCTGACGCAGTATGACGAAAGGAATCGCCGCGCTCTCAACGACCTCAACCTTGCGGAGCAGCAGGCTCTCGCTACGGGACAGTACGAGGTAGCGAGCAAGATCGCCGATCTCAAGATCCAGCGTGCGCAGTCTCAGCTGGACTTCGAGCAGAAGACGTTCCAGAACCTCTTCCAGGCGACGCAGCTCTTCATGCAGCGCGACGCGGCGGCTCGTGAGGCACAGCAGCAGCAGTTCCAGCAGAAGGCGAAGATGGCTGAGATCGCGCTCACCTACGGCCTTAAGCTCAATCCGACGGATACCCTGGAGTCGGTCATCGACCGGGCCATGCCTATGGCGAGCGAGGATCGGAAGCTCCAGCTTGCCAAGATCCGCGCGGAAATCGCCGCGACCAATCGCAGCAACGTATCTTCTGGCGGAGGAAGCGTCAATTGGGCACCGTTCGCCGCGAAGCTCGATGAGTCGCGCCGGGACAACGGCGGCTACATCCAGTCGGACGCCTATCGCCAGGTCCTCCAGCAGTACCTCGCTACGGTCCCTGGTGCTACGAAGACCAAATTTGACGAGCAGTTCTCGAGCGGCCTCAACGGCGTAGACCGTGCGATGTTCGGAGACGGAGGATCCTCTGGTGGTGGCGGAGGGGTAAGCCCGGCACTGCAGTACCTCCAGTCGTACGGCTCTACGGCCCCGACACGATAATTAAGCCATGTTCGGTTTCCTCTCCCCAGAAGCAATTGCGGAGAAGGCGAAGACGGCTGGCCGAACCTTCTGGTCTACGTTCGAAGACGAGGTTCGGAACAACAAGGCGTTCTCGACCATCTCGAAGACCCTGGACTTTATGAACCAGGGTCATTCGCCTACGGTGGCGAAGACGCTCGGCATGGCTGCCTATATGGGCCCATCGGCGCTCATCGGAGCGACGGCGGAGAAGCTCGGAACGGAGATTTTCAAGGGGTTCACGCGGTCCGGTGCCTCACTGTGGACTCAGGGGTTCGGGATGGCACCGTGGAAGCCGGTTACGCCACTTGAGAAGAACTTCCTCGGCGACGAGGAGATCAAGCCGTACGGAGAGAACGTCTCAGACGCCATCAAGTCCGGCTATAAGTTCGCCGACTGGTCCAACCTCAATGCGCCCGGCGACAAGAAGATCACGGGTCTCGGATTCGGTATCGGTTTCGCCGGTCTCTCTGCGCTCGACTTCACGCCGGCAGGAGAGGGCAAGCAGGCGATCAAGCTCGCTGGAAAGGCAAAGGGAGAGTTCGAGGCTGCGGTGAAGATCGCTGACGAGCTCCTCGATGCGCGGAAAGCCGCCAAGGCCGGAGCGGAAGTCCCGTTCAAGCAGCAGGCAGTCGAGTTCGGAAAGAAGGCGACCAACCAGATCGTCGACTTCAGCGCACAGCTGGCACGGGACGAGAAGGTGGTCGATAAGGCGTACCAGTCGAGGCAGGTGGTCAGCGCGGAAGACGTTGCGAACGAGCTTAAGTCACTGGGTACGGCGGGCGGGGCGAGTGACTTCCTCCTCGATCAGGTGCGTTCTGCCGGCTCGTATACGAAGAGCGAGGTCAATATCAAGGAGCTGCTCAAGCGTGACGGCGGTATCGCCGATTACATACGCAAGGGTGGTGAGCAGTTGCGCCGTTACAGCGGACCAGCCAACATGGACCGCCCGATCATCATCGGTCCAGATGGCGACGTTCTCGACGGGTTCAACAGGATCCATCGTGCATCGAAGGAGGGGATCGAGAAGCTACCGGCATACATAGCAGATTCTCAGGTAACGAAGCCGTCGGTAGGCACGATCGACGATCTCGTCGACTACTCGCTCGACTACGTGAAACAGGCGGGTCAGTTCATGGACGACCAGGGCGTTACCGGAGCGATCCAGGACATGGTGCAGAAGGGCTATCGTCCCGACCACTTCGGCATGTACCTCATTGCCCAGCAGGCGGATGACGTGGCGAAGGCAGGGTTCAAGACCGGCCTCAGCGACGCAGAGATCCAGGCGCTCAAGGGCCTCAGCCACGTGTACGAGCCGTATGCGCAGAAGATCTATTCGGCCAACAAGGCCATGCGCGACATGCTCGTCGAGAACGGCGTGTGGTCGCGCGAGTTCGCGGACAAGCTCGAGAAGCTCTACCCGAAGTGGGTTCCGCTCAAGCGCGTCATGGAGGTGTTCGGCGAGAGCTCGGGGTCGAGGGCCATCGGAGGACTGTCCGAGCAGACCATTGCCCGAAGGCTTGTCGGATCCGAGCGCGAGATCGAAGACCCGCTCGAGTCGCTGTTCGGTACCTACACGCAGGCGTTCCAGCAGGCGACGAAAAACAAGCTGGCGCAGACCTACGCTGATTTCTACAAGGCACCGGGAAACCCGCTCGGCATCAAGCCGATCAGGACCGTCGAGATGGTCAAGGAGCGGATCCGGCTCGCAGAGCAGTATACGAAGGCGAGCGACTCCTACCGGTCATTCGTCAAGGACGGAAAGGCGGTCAACAAGGACCTCAAGGCGCTGGCGAAGAAGTCCGCCAAGGTAGAGGAAGACTACAAGTCCATCATGGAAGAGGCGGCGGTACGCGCCGCGGAGTTCGACAGCGAATCGAAGCTCTGGGACCTGATCGAGAAGGCGGATACGCGTCTTCCTAAGATGGAGGAGCTGGCGAGAAAGACCAAGCTCGCCGAAGGAGACAAGCAGCTCTACGAGACGCTCGCGAACGAGCAGAAAGCGGCGATGGAAGAGATCCGCCAGGAGCTTATGCAGTACAAAGAGCCGGCCCGCGATCTCTCGCAGGGAACGCTGTCCCTCTACCGGGATGGCGTGAAGGAACTCTACGAGATCTCGCCGGAGGCGGCGACCGCGATGAAGATGCTCGGCGTAGAGTCGATGAACCTCATCACGCGCGTGACCAGGCTGGCGGTTCGCACCCTCAAGTTCGGAACCTCGGGCGTGAGCGCACCGTTCGCCGTTGCTAACGCGTTCTTCCGCGATCTCCTTGGCGGACTGCTCAACACGCCGAACTCGCTTCGCGTGCTGAAGAACTATCCTAAGGCCCTGGGCGTAGCGGCGGCGCATGACTCGTGGTGGCTTCCGAAGAAGTATCGCGTCAACGCTGACAAGATCTACGACGAGCTCGTGCGCAACTCCGCTGGAGGAACGAGCTGGGACGTGGTGCGCGGCGAGGAGGCGAAGACCCTTCAGGACATCATCTCGCGGGCATCGCTGAGCAACCGGCTCGACTTCGCGACAGGCGTGCGCGAGGGAATCAAGGCGTACACGGAAGGAGGGATAAAGGCCGGTGCCAAGGCGGCGTTCGACAACGCGCACCCGCTCCAGTTCCTCGGCAGCGTGATACGCGACGTGGAGGACTTCTTCGGTCGCTCGGAGGAGATGGGTCGCCTCGCGCAGTACCTCGGCAACAAGGAGGCGTTCCTCAAGGCGGGGTACACGGAAGAGGAGGCGACGCAGCAGGCCGCCCGCGTAGCACGTTGGGCGACGGCTAACTTCCGCCGCCACGGAGAATCGTCCCGTGCGCTCGATGCCCTGATCGCCTATTTCGGCGCTTCGATCCAGGGAAGCCGCGCGACGGTTCGTGCCGCAAAGGCTGATCCGAAGTGGTTCGCCACGAAGTTTATGACGATGGTGGGCGTTCCGACGGCAATCGTCACGCTCTACAACCTCATGGACGACGACCGCAGGAAGGCGTACAACAGCCTCAACGACTATGAGAAGGAGAACAATCTCGTGTTCGTGTCCAATGATGCCGCTATGGACCCTGAGACGCGGCGGTTCGGCGGCGTGTTCAAGTTCCCGCTCAACTCGAACCTCGGCGCAGCGCAGACGCTCATCCGCGCAGGAATCGAGAAGCTCGTGGGCAACAACTCGCCAGAATTCGACAAGGATCTCGCGAAGAAGCTCTTCGACCAGCTCGTGGGCACGGTCTCGCCGATCGAGCCGAGCAAGAAGGGCCTTATGAACAACTTCGCCACGCAGCTGTTCCGCCCGACGCTCGAGGTGGTGTCGAACTACAACTTCTTCACGGAGCTCCCTGTCGTGCCGCAGAGGCTCCAGAATCTCCTGCCCGAGGATCAGCGCATCAAGGGAGAGACCCCGGAGAGCGCGGCGGTGCTTTCCCGCGCACTGCGTGCGATGGGCGTCAACATGAACCCCATCCAGACCGACCACTGGATCCGCGGTACGTTCGGGTCAGCGGCTTCGACGGTGCTTAACGCAACCGATCGCGGCGCTGCAGCGCTCGGACTGATCGACGAATCGCAGGTGGGAGGACGCGGCGTGATGGAAGACCTCAGCCGCCGCCTGTTCTCTGCCTCGGGAGGGGCGGACGAGAAGGGCGTGCAGGACGAGATCACCCAGTACCAGCTCGAATCCAACTCGCTGAGCTACCGTCGCACCGACGCTGCGCAAGAGCTGCTCAAGAAGCTGCCGTCTCTCCAGGGAGACGAGCGCAGGAAGTACTTGCTCGAGCAGGAGCAGAAGTATCCGGGGATCATCGAGAAGGCGGCCGACATCGCAAAGGGTCAGGCGCTCGGCATGACGACGGCAGACAAGCGCGTCCAGTCGCTCGGCGTAGAGAACGGGACGCGTGCCCGGTACATCTACGACCACTGGAAGAAGATCAAGGATCCGGAGGAAAAGAGGGCCTACCTGACCAACCTGGCGCTCAAGCGCATCCTGACCGATGACGTGGCGGAGCAGGTCGTGACGCTCCTGGTGCAGGACCAGGCGAAGTAGCTACCAGGGACGCTCCTTGCTCTCGGCTACGTCGAACACCTTGGCGACGCGTACGGTCATGGCCCCACGCATAACGCCGAGAGGAGAGACGCACATATAGCACATCACCAGAGGAAGCTTCTCAGGAAGCCAAAGCACCCCATTGCAGTTCGAGCATCGGTACTCGTACAGCTCTACGGGGTGCTTTTCGTTAAGCCAGCTGATCATCGGAGGTCGGGAAGGTTGTCCGATGCGGAGACGAATCCGTCAGTCATGGTCTGGCGTACGCACTCGCGGTACACGGCACCCGAGGTGAGACGGGGCTCGTTATCAGACAGGACGTAGGTGTCGCGCTGGCACGAGCTTACCGCGCCCGAGGGCGTGATGGCACAGCTCAGGTTGCAGACGACGCGATAGGAGATCTTGGGCTTGGGTGTCTGTGCGGGCTTATCGAGCTTCTTGGCCTCGAGCTCGGCAAGCTGCAGGCGCAGTACCTCGACCTGCTGGATAAGAAGTCGAATGAGCTGCTGGACCAGGATGTCGTTGCTGCTCGCCGCGAATACGGGGCGGACGACGAAGCCTGAAATCGCCAGGGTTACGAGAAAGGCTGCTAGATATTTCTTCATGGTAGTGGATATACCGAAGAATCATAGCAGCCTCTTTTCGTGTGTCAACCCTCGGCGACCATGCGCATGGCTACCGCGAGCGAATACTCGTCCCTGATAGCCGACATCTCCTCGAGGGTGATCTTCTTCTCAACGATCTTCTTCCACAGCTCGGGGATGAATGCGGCACCGTGAAGGAGGTATTCCTCCCTGCCCGAGTGGTACGTTATCGCCGGACCGCTGGTGGAGTGCAGCTCGCTCATGTCGTCGAGAGCAACCTTGGGAGCGGGGATGAGGTACAGCTCGTCATTGACCTCGGCGAGCCACCCGAGCCCTGCCTCGCGTGCCTTCAGCAGGCATTCGAACAGGTCGAGCGCGTCGCGCTCCGAGACCGTCATCATGCCCGTCTGCTGCCAGTGCTCGTTGCAGAGGACGAACATGTCGAAGTCGTAGTCGATGGCAAACTGGGTCGGGTAGACGAACGCGGCTCGTGCCGCACGCGCGGGGCCGGCCATCCACGCCTGCCACGCCTCTTCCACGGCCTGGGCAGAGAAGTAGTCGACACGAAGCATGCCGAGGATCCCGGACGCGACGCTTGAAGGATTGAAACCCCCGTGCTCGTCCGTGAGGTCCCACAGGTCATCGCAGTCGGGATCGCCGATCACGATTCCCGTTTCAGGGAACCGGGCGTCTGCTACCGCATATGCCTCCCTAAGGGCAGAGATTGCACGCTCGAAGTCGAAGTCTTCCTGGCTGAGATTGGCGCGTGCCATCCGCGCGATGAGGTTAGAGGTGGCTTCCGAGAAGCCTGGTTTGATCATGGGTTAGAACTCGATGCCTGATCCGCAGTCCACCACGTCCAGCCCGTGCTCGCGCCACATGCGGATGACGCTCGGACGGTCGTCGAAGACCTTGTGAATGTGCTTTCCGCCTCCAAGGTACTTGTTGAGGATGTCCTCCTTGACCTCGGTATCGGGGCGGCGGTCCCCCGATCTGCGCATGATGAGCGTCAGGTAGTCTATGTCGTCGAGCACGTGGTCGGTGAGCCACGCGGTCGTCTCATTCCTGTACGTGTCGGGTCGGGCGGATACGAATACGATATCGTACCCGGCGTCGTAGAGAGGCTTGAGCTGGTCGAGCACGTCGATCCGGAGCGTGTCGAGCGGGATTGCTTCGAAGAACCCCTTCCAGTCCTTCTTCTCGACTCCTTTGACAAGGTGCAGGCGATGGCTGATGTCAGCGATGGTCCCGTCCAGGTCGCAGACCACGTATCCCTTCTCGGGAGGATCCATGTAGCCGTGCTGCATCGCCATCTGGACGATCATGTCCTGGCCGACGGTCTTCTCCCGGAACACGTCGCGTAGGACGCACTCCTTCCAGCCGGTCTTGATCCTGACATGCTGGAACTTCGCTCCGTAGAGATCTGCGATGTGCTGCCACATGTCCTTGTGGCCGGGAGAGAGGTTGGTGTCATCAACGATCACGTTGACACCATCGGCGAGGAACATCCCCGCAAGCTCTTTCTCTGCCTCGATGGTCTTCTTCTCGTTGAGCGGCGTCCACTTGCCGAAGTGGAGCATCTCGCGGAGAAGGTCGCGGTTCAGGCGTACGCCGTTGCCTGCCTTAGCGAGCATTTCCTGTGCCGTCGTGGTCTTCCCTGACGCGGGGAGGCCAGACAGCATGATGAGCTTCGACAAGGCTACTTGCTCTTGATGGGCTTGCCGTCCTTCGTGACGCGGACCGTGCGGGCAGGAACCTCCTGGTAGTAGAACTTCTCCCCGGGGCAGATATCGACCGAATCGTACGGGGGCTTGTGCTCGGGGCAGTAGTATTCGACGTACTGGTTGTGGAAGATCCAGTTGGTGACACGCACCCTGTTGGCGTCATCGAGGCGCACGAGATGCCGGCACGTCTCGCACGGCACGGCGTCCAGCGCAGGATCGGGTTTCTTATTGAAGATGGACATTGGTGTTAGTTAGTGGGCCCTGTAATCGGGCTGGGCGGATTATAGCTTCACGCAGAATTCACCCGCAAGCCAGGCTGTGGAAAAGGCACCCGAGAGGGTGCCCCATCCAGCTTCGTAAGCCGCTTAAGCTTACTTCTTCTCCTCGGCGAGCTTGTCGGCCACCTCGGCCTTGAACTCGTCCTGGTGCTTCTCGAGCAGCCAGGTGAGGAAGATCTTGGCTCCGTCATCGGTGAGGATGTTGTCGCCGTTGGTGAGCCCGAGCTTGCGGAAGGTCCGCATCGGCTCGGGGGTGAGTGCGAGAGTGAACTTCTCGCGGAGGGTAGTGGGTGTTGCTTCCATGGTAGTTTTGGTCGGATAGGCTGGAGAGACGAGTTCGAGCCAGTGGTCGAGCCAGTAGTATTCACATGCTTTACTGTGCGGATTCCACCTGACTCTTCCGAGTTCGTCAAAGCTTTCGACGAGAAACTCCTCTCCGCGAAGACTGATCATAACTCCGTTGACTGTCGCACCCGGAGCATTTGATCGCTGGAGGTCTCTTCTTACCCGAACAAGATCTCCGACAACGTATTTCGACTGGTTCATTATCGTTAGTGGCCTGTGGCCAGGAACGATTCTACCCCCTAGCTGGATGGATTGTCAAGATTCGAGATAGCACTTCTCGCACAGCCGCTCCTTCTTGCCCAGGATGCCATAGGTGATCCTGGTCTTCTGGCGGCACTTCGTGCAGGTATATATGATCATGGTAGGTAGTCTTCCGGCTTGACGAAGGAGAAGATGGTCCGGGCGATCCGCTCCGTCTGCCGCTCGTTTATCTTCCTCAGCTCCTCGTAGTGTCCTGAGGCCCACAGCTCCTCGAAATAGGGGTCGGTGAGGTTGTGTGCGAGCTCGTGGATGACGCATAGGGCGATCCAGCGGTAGTTCTCCTGTTTCCAGTACTTGTCGTACACCTTCTTGGAAACGTCGATGTCGAGCGAGAGGTACACCTTGTCGGGAGCGATCTGCATGCTTGCACCTTCCTTGACGCCCTTCAGGGGAATCTTCTGGACGTACCTGATCTGCGGAAGGAACTCGCCGAGCCCCATGCGGTGCAGGAAGTGATCGAAGAGCTTCTCAATGTACTGGCGGAATGGCTCCGGGGCGTTCCAGGTCTTCATATTCCGAGTAGGTTCTCGATGGTGATCAGGTCCTCGTTCGCATCCTGCGTGTGGTCGAGCCACTTGCTGAGGAACTTGCCGCACATGAAGGCCGTGAAGTCCTCCTTGAAATGCTCGTTATCGCGGAAGTGCAGCGAGTAGCTGGCGATACCCGTATCCTTGTCCGTCGAGAGCAGGATGATGACGCGGCCGTCGTACTGCTCCTTCGTCTCTTCCTGGAGGGCCTGCTGGTAGGCGGCGGTCTGCGCCCAGTAGGTCTCCCTGACAGCGGTCCCGGTCTTGATGTCGCCCACGTACTTCTTTCCGTGGAGCACCATCGTGCAGTCGAGCTTTCCCACGTAGTCGTATTTCTTCGAGTAGACGACGCGCTCGGTATCGATGAAGTCGGGGCGCTGCTCGGCGATGAGCTGGCGGAACGCGTTGAGCTTGTCGAGGATCGCCGGCTCGTCAGGCTCGGGGAAATCGACGCCCTTGACGGTAAGTTCGGCGTACTTGTGGACCGACCTGCCGCGATCTGCCGCCCCACCCTTCTCTCTGAGGTGAGACTTCCGTGCGCCTTCGAGGATGTCCTCGAGCTCGTAGACCGTCAGCTCCCTGCCGGCCGTGAGCTGCTCGCGCACGTAGTTGAGCGCCATCTTAACCGTCCAGAAGTGGAGCGGCTTGGCGATGGAATCCAGCGCGGAGCTCACGCCCTGGATCACCGGACCGTTCGGCTTTCCCTTCGTATAGCGGTGACGGTCGTCGTCGTAGTAGATCTTGACCTTCCCGTTATAGAGCTTGTGTTCCTCGAGGGATCCGGCGTTCATTTCCTGAGTACCGCCACCACGTCCTCGGCCCTGACGATGAGCGCCTTGCCGAGGTCAACGGGCGTCGAGCTGTACTTGTTGAAGAGCACGATGTCGCCAGGCTTGATGTACTGGCTCACGTCCACGTCCTTGGTGCCGGAGCCGACGGCGATGACCTCGCCCATCTCGGACTTGTCCTCCTCGTTCTGCGGGCGCTTGAACTGACCCTTCTCCTCGATCTTGAACGGCTGGATGAGCAGGTTGTCCCAGAGGGGAAAAACGTTGGCTATGGTGAATTTAGGTGTCTGCTTAGATGTCATTGACGTTGATTGCTTTGTCGTCGAGATAGCAGTCCGCGGGGATCTTGATGTTCGAGAAGGCGTGGTAGCGGATGTTGTTCTGCCTCAGCCACTTGAGCGTGACGGGGATGTTCTCGTCCCTTCGGGCCGTGTAGATGACGACGAACCCGTGGCGGAACGCTTCCTCGACCTTCTCCGCTATGCGGTGGTTGACCGTCGATACCGCTATCTCTTCCGGGGTCCAGCACTGCTCGTTGCAGAGCGTGCCATCGAGGTCTACGGCGAAGATCTTACCCCTGAGATCCATCCGCGATGCTGATTGAGTCATTGAGTATGTCGACGTAGACCTGCTTCGCCTTCCGCATGACGAGGCCCTTGAGTTTCTTGAAGTCGAGCTTCGGTACCTTCTGCACGATTTCCCATGCCTCTTCGGTGATCAGGTCGTGGTACACGGAGTTGGTGATGCGCGGGATGTCCTGCATGTCGAGACGATGGTCGAGAAGCGGTTGCGTCTTCTCCATGATCTTCTTCACCCTCGGGAGCGTCACGTACTTGTTTACGACGTACATCTCCCAGTAGGTGTCGGAGTGCTTGTTGTTTCCGCCGAAGGTGATCGCGTTGTCCTCCTTGAAGGACTGCGTGACGATCTTCGCGTAGCAGAAGTCTCCGAACTGGTTGACGAACTCCATGTTCTTGAGCACCACGCCCTCGCCACGGTCGCCGAACGAGGACTTGCCGACGAACTCGTTGATCTCGTCGAGCGCAGGGTTGTCGATAGTGCAGATGATCGGAACCGTCTCTATGCCGTACTTCTTGGCGAGATAGTCCACGTCGTTCGGAGGGAGATACTCGTGTCCGGTGTGGATGTCGAACAGGTAGAACTTCCGGTAGGCTGTCTCGTTGTACTGGATCGTGTGCCGCACGAGCCACTCGCCGTAGAGCCGGAGATCGGGCTGTTCGGTCAGAAGCCGTACGATTCCCGGATGCGACTGCACGTACTCGACGAGCCCGTTGAATCCCTTCTCGGTGACATCCTGGTTGCGCGAACCGCAACGGATCACTCCGTCCTCGATCCAGACAGAAGCGTTAGCTCCGTCTACCTTCTCCTGGACCGTGACGGTTCCGTTCAGGATGCCATCAGTCTCTTCCTTGCCGAGCCGGTGGATCTTCTCGTACTTCCTGAAGTTGCTCATTTGATAGTGGTAATGCGTTCTGATTGCACACTGTGCGACCAGCTTCCGCAAGCCTGACACTGGTACCGTTGCTGGCGGCCCGTGGAAGTGGACTGGAACCCGCGACGCTGAAGCTTTTCTCCGAGGCACGCAGGGCACACGTTGACCTGTCCCGCGATGACGCCGAGGTTCGGGTGATTCTTTATCCACGGACGGACATAGAGATAGAGTTCTCGGAGCAGCGCTACGTCCTGTACGTTATAGGTGCGCATCTGCTTCCAGTACCTCTTGTTCCCGGCGATACAACCGAGCCACATCTCGAATCCTTCGTGTCTGACCTTCTCGCCGAGCCCGAGGAACTTGGACGCGTCCTGGAGCTTGTTGCTGTTGAGCTTGAAGTACTTCTTGAGAACCTTCTTCGTGTCGATCGACTTGAAGGGGCTGTAGGGCGGGAGTCCCCATTGCAGGAAGCGTGCATTGAGCTTCTTGATGTCGAACTCGTCCCCGTTGTGGGCGATGACGATATCTGCCTCGTCGAACAGCTCGTAAGCTTTGTTCACGAGGAACGCGTCATCAAGCTGGTACGGCGTATAGTTCGGATCGTCGCACAGCATGAGGCTATGGATCTTCCGATCGCCGTTCCAGCAATATGCGAATCCGAGAAGCGTAGTCTCGCGTTCGAACTCGATGACGTTCTGCTCGTACTTTCCCCAGGTATATCCCAGGTTCGGAGCGGTCTCGATGTCGATGTAGAGTATCCTAGGCTCTCGGGACTCGACGACGTTGGCTTTTGCCATGTGTTAGTTTAGTGGTATACCGTGTATCTTCCTTAGCTCACGCCAGTGCACTTTAGTCTTGTCGTGGCATGGCCTGCAGAGCGTCCTCCCGTTAGAGATCTCGTACCTGAGGTCGGGGAAGTATGCGAACGGCTTGATGTGATCTGCCTCTAGGTATGACCCGCGCATACCGCATGTTTGGCAAGTGTAGTTATCGCGCTCGAAGACTGACTTGCGCCACGCCCTCAGTTCTTGACTATTCCTTGCGAGGCGATCGAGTTGATGCTTGGTGTATCCAACCCTCCTTTCGTTTGCTCGTTTCGTCATAAGAGCAGAGCGGCACTGGATCGAGCAGGTTTTCCTCTTGCGATAAAAAACCTGGGCCGGCTGAGTAAAGAATATCTTCTCACAAACGATACAGCACATCCTGAAAGAGTTAATCCTTTGGAATGTCACCCTGTGCTCCCTTGTGCAAAAATATTGACTGCGGGCTGGGGTTCCGGGCCTGTAATAACGAGCTGCACCACACAATGAACAATGCTCGACCCTACCCCTTCTTGGCTTGTTTCCTCTGGAATCCAGGAGGCTTGTTCCCTCCGTGGATGATGAAGTATTCCCTTTCGTAGTTGGATCCATTTTGAAGAACTTCGATGAGTCGTCCTAGGTCTTCTTCAGACCACCGCTTATCAATCCTGCTTTCGTGAATGAGGTACTTAAATGTCGGGAGTCCTAGTTTCTCAATCAGCGCCTCTGAGTAAACAGCGAGGTTCCCGTGCAGGTACAGATTGCACGACGCGCATTGGCCCCAAACATTAATCGGATTGAATTTGAGGTTCTGCCGCGCCCTTGAGATAAAGTGCCCGGCATGCATTCCTCGGCCGATCTCGCGCTTGCCGCAGGTGATGCACGTCCACCCGTCTCGCTCGCGAACGTACTTAGAGAAGAGTCGCCACAGTTTATCCTGTAGACGAGCCGCTGGTGTCTTCGATCTCCTGCGTAGCTTCTTCCCAGAACGCTTCAGCGGCTTACGGGCAAGGCTCGATGTCTTCTTTAACGTCTTCTGCGAGCGCTTCAGGGGGGTTCGCTTCATGGTAGATTCCGATCTTCGCGGGACTCATCCTCTTCTGTTCGGTGACAGGAATCTGTCGGAGCTCCATCGTCGCGCACGCGCAGTACGGGCACGTGACGTTGGAGACCTTGAGTCCCCGTGGGACCTGGGTGAAACCCTCGGCCCCACAGTTGGTGCATATCGTCGGAACTCGGTACGTCCCGAACATGGAGTGAACGATTACAGTTCGAGAGCTTCCATGGCCTCGCACCATGCTTCGTACTCAGTTGCGAGCGGTCCGGCGAGCTTCTGGTCGGTGTTCAGGACCAGATCCTTGACGGTCTTAACCTTGGTGAAGTTCCCGTCGTCGATGGACAGCGTGAAGTCCTGTTCCATGAGCTCGTTGAACTCCTTCTCGAACGCCTTCTGGGCGTCCGGGGAGATGTCGTAGGTCATAGTTCCGGTTCCGTTGTCGAGCATGATCGCGTTGCCATCCTCGTCCCGGTCGGCGTACTTCTCTGCCATAGCGAGCCGCTGGGCCTCGAGGGCGTCGATCGTGGGCTGGCACGCGTTGATGAACTTGACGCGCTCGCGGCTCTCCTTGGCTCCGAGGGGGAGCTGGTAGAGGAAGCGGCAGAGCGTGACGATATAGCGGTTCTTGATTCTGAGTTCCATAGGTGTGTTAGTCTTTCTTTTCATCCTCGATGAGAACGAGGTAGTCGCCCGACAGGAGGGCCTGTGCGACGCTGATTGAGTTCTGCACGGAGTTCCTGAGCACGACGACGGGCTCGATGATCCCCGCCTCGCTCAGATCCTCGTATTGTCCGGTGTTCGCGTTGTAGCCGATCTTGTCGGTGACGTTCGCGAGCATGGTCTTGAAGTGCTCGTTGCAGTTCAGCGCGATCTGCTTGAGCGAAGACTGGCAGTAGACTTCCACAAGTCCGCGAATGTCCGTGTGGAGCTTCTTGAACTTCGTCTTCGAAAGCTTCTGGTAGATGTCCCAGAGCGTGATCCCTCCTCCGAGGACGTAGCCCTCCTGAAGTGCGGAGCGCGTAGCGTTGATGGCGTCCTCGTAACGATGTAGCTTCTCGGTCACTTCGGGGAGCGTCGCTCCTCCGACGCGCACGGTGGTGATGCCGTTGGTCAGGCAGGCGATGCGGCGCTTGAGGGTCTTGCCCTCTACGGAATCAGGGTCAACCTTGTCGAGCTGCTTGCGCAGGGCGTCGATACGGAGATCGAGTCCTACGTTCCTGCCCTCTCCTGCGAGGAGCATGGTGCGGCGGTTGTCGGCAAGGGCCTTAGTGGCGTGGGTGAAGAACTCGGAGAGCTTCTTCCCGTCGCCCGACTCTCGTGCGGCCATGAGGCGGTCGGCGATCGACCCGTTCTTGTCGAGCACGACATTCCCCCTGAGATAGATCGCAAGGTCATCGAGCGCGTCAGGATCGGACTCCTTGATGAGAAGGATCTCCATGTTCACCTTCTGGTCGAGGTGGTTCGTGATGAAGATGCCGGGTGCCTGCCCGATGAAGTCGGACGCGACCACGACGAGACGGTTCTCGCCGAGGGCTGCGGCAGCCTGCATGATCTCCATGACCTCCTCCTCGTAGTAGAGGCGCTTATCCGTGATGAACACGAGCGGGTTCTCGTGAACAGCAGCCATGCCGCCGGGACGGTTGGCGAGATGCTGGCTGAAGAGTCCGCGCTCGATCACGAACCCGTTCTCCTCGATGATCTCGACGCCGAGCTTGCTATGCGCCTCGAGGAAGATGAGTCCATCGAGTCCCGCACGCTTCACCGCCTTCGCGACGTTCTTCGCGATGTCGGTATCGTTGCTGGCAGAAACGGACGCTACGTACTCGAGCTGCTTGTCATCGTCTACTTTCCGTGCCCGTGAGTTGATCTCATCTACTAGGCACGATGCGACGTAATCGAGTTCCCGCGTAAGGTCGGCGTTGTTCCATCCTCGGTCGAGCAGGGCGAAGCCTGCGCGGATCAGAGTGTCAGAAAAGAGGATGGTGGTCGTCGTTCCGTCGCCCGCTACCGCATTGGTGCGGAACGAGGAGTTCTTGACGAACTCGACGATGGCGTTCTCTACGGGATCCTTGAGCTGGATATGGCGGGCGATCGTGAACCCGTCCTTGGTGATGAGGAAGTTGCCGTTCTGGTCCTCATAGACGACGTTCTTGCCCTTGGGCGTCAGGGTTCCCACTACGGGTCCTACGAGCTTGGCGAGTCCGGAGAACATGCGCTCCCGTACTGCGCTGTACTGGTAAGGTTCTGTATTCATAAGTTGTAAATCCCTTTGCAGGGCACATACATTATAGCAGACTTTGACGGAAAAGTCAAATGAAACTGTGGATAACGCAAAGCCCCCGGTGTCGGGGGCCATGCGCATGATTTCTTACTGGATCGGCCGGCAGATTCGAAAGGCACACTGCCTGGGCGATCGTTCGGATGACTCCTGTTCGAAGTCCGTTCGCTGCGTCCGTGTGAGCACCCTCTGTAGGGGGCACCGACACACTGAGCGAACAATTACAGTATCCACTAACTGCTTCTTGATCAGGGACCAATGCAAATCCCTGGAAGCATATATGTGACGGGCGCGAGAGATGGCGCTTACGCACCACCTTCGCCTAGGGAAACTAGACTACCCCTGTGGATAAGTCAAGCTGCGGGCGGCCAGGGAATCGAACCCTGCCAGCAGGATTTGGAGTCCCGCTCGCCAGCCTTGGAACATGGTCGCCCTACAATCGATTCTAAGGCGCGTTATGTCAGAAGACGTAGCTGGGGTCATCTTTTGACAAAACGTCGCTCTCGTGGTCTTGTGGTGCAAATGCGAGCGTCCTGGCGGAGCGTCGTACGGGGCTCGAACCCGTTCCTTCTGATTGGAAGTCAGATGTGCTACCGGTAACACCTACAACGCGGAGCCTCATAACGGATTCGAACCGATCTCTCCAATTTACAAGATTGGGGCTTTTCCTACTAAGCGAATGAGGCGCTATTATCATTATACCTATATCTTCATGTTTTGTCAAGTGCTCCCCAGGCAGGACTCGAACCTGCAACCTTCTCGTTAACAGCGAGCTGCTCTACCATTGAGCTACCAGGGAATATTCAGCAAGCCAAGGAGCGAGAGTCGTCGGGGGATTAATTCAGGAGGCCCGAAGGCCGTCCTGTCTGCCTTATTTATTCGGCAGCACCTTTCCACTCCCGCTCGCTGGCCTCCTGTTTTCTGACGGTGCGCTGGTGGAGGGGGCTAACGAAGTTACAACCTATTTCTCCTATCGGGAGCAACCCCGAAGGCGACTTGTTTCTCCTGGCGTGTGAGTGGCTGTCTCAGATACCTTTTGGGAGCGACCCCATATTCTCTCTGAGCCCTTAAACCTAGTTCCAGGAAGGCCGTCTAACCCCCACCATCAACGCGCCGCCCTTTGTTCGGACAGCCTGGTGCGCTGGGAGAGGGGCACTGCTAATTATTCACAGTCTAGCCGCGCGGCTTCGCCCCTCTCCAAACGCGCCAGGTTGTAAGGAACTGTCAGACTACGAGGGCTCGAACCCCGGCCAGATGGTCCCAAACCACCCGTGCTACCGCTACACCATAGTCTGATCTGTGGGCCATGAGGGATTCGAACCCCCGACCACCTCCGTGTAAAAGAGTTGCTCTACCAGCTGAGCTAACGGCCCTGGGGTGGCTAATGGGACTTGCACCCATGTCGCCAGGTCCACAACCTGGAGTTCTACTGCTGAACTATAGCCACTATAAGGCCCCTACCGTTGTATGTCGTCCCTACAACGTCGGCTGATCCTAAAGAACGGGCGGTAGCTCGCGCATCCTGACGGACACGGTGTAGCTCCAATGCTTCCAGTTCGAGTACTTCGTGAGAATCATGTTACGCGCAACGGCTCTCTGTAGGTCGCAGTCGTAGATATTCTCCTCAGTCGCGCCGAATGACTTCCCGTAGGAGAGCCATGTGCCCATCTGGAACTGGAGACAGCCGTAGCTGTACTTTCCATTCACGTCGAGAACCTTAGCGTTAGGATTGTTTTCACTCTCGTACTTTCCAAGCCTAGTAAGCCAGGTGTCGAGAGAGTCTTCCGAGACGCGCGGTTTCTCGCGAGGAACAGCGTATGTGGTCGTAGCGGTTGTTGGGGTCGTCGAACCCGTGGTGATCATCTCCGTTACCGGAGCGGATGCTTGCGCGGGCAGTGCCGTAAACAGAGAAATCGGCACCATGAGACTTACTGCCAGACTCGCTACGAGCCTTGTCTTGTAGTTATTCATAGGTCGGCAACCAAGACGGCGGGGAGCAACAATCTTGATCTGAGAACCTTCGGGGTTCTTGGCTGCCTAACACGGGGTACGATGGAGATGTCTCGATCATACCCCTCGCTAGGGAGCTAAGTCTTCTTTTCCTTATTCCTTAGAAATTCAATGAGCTGAAAGAGTCGCCGGCCGACGATGCGGTGCCTGGAGAGGCGCTGCTTCTTCGTGGCTTCCCTGCGGTGTGCCTTCACGTACGCGGGTATGGTATACGGGTTGGATCAATGAGTCAATACCGGTTACGGCATCGGGAATCGGACCCGATCGCCAGCCTTATGAGAGCCGGGTCAGCGCCAGCTGTGCCGCGTAAAATAGGGGGTTTTTAGGATTGGTACCCCCGGACCAGGATAGAAAACGTGAGAGTAGCGGATTACTGCGGGGCATCGGTCACCCTTTGGGGGCGACGGCGGGATTGCCAACAGTCGAAGTGCACGACCGTGACGGGGCGGGTAAACGTAGCCGCGTATTTGCCGCATATCTGGCAGTTAGCCGGATAGCGCGGCGCATTCTTCAGGCGTTCGGCTATCGCCTTCTTGATGATCTGCTCTTCGGTCATAGGAATATCCTCCCAGGAACCGACAGGAACAGCTCCATGATGGCGATGCGGAACATGAGTTCCTCACCGCACTTGGAACAGATGCCTCGGAAGAGCAGATGCTCGTCCTCAGTCACCCAGAACGCGACGGGGAGCTTCTGTTCCTCGCTTCTCAGCGAGGTCATCAGGAACGCACCCCGCTCGCAGTGGCAGCGTATGACGCATTCCTTAGCTCGCATGGCTTACTCCTTGCAAGGAACAAAGAAATAAACGAAGTTGTGCTCCTTGCAGTACACAGCCCAGTGACATCCGCCTTTCGGCGGCTTGCCATCGGGGAACTTCGAGTACTTGTCGTACGCGAACGAACCGAGTTCGACGCGCATCTTCAAGTTCCGTTTCCAGTACACGAGGCGTTCGTCGAAGGACATGATCTCAACCTTCTTCAGGGCGATCGTATCCTCGAAGTCTTCCTGCGTCTCGTGCTTAGGGTGTACGTCCTGCTGACACCGGACCTGCGCTGCCCACAGCAATAGCGAGCAGAGCAGGATCACGATGGCGAGGACGGTGCTCCTTTTCAGTCGCATACCTCCTCCTAGTCGAAGCAGATGGGAAACGTCGCCGTCTTCCCACGCCTCTTGTCTATGAGAAACAACGCCTGTCGCGGTTTCTCGAACGATGCTTTGATAGACAGGGCAAACGCGTTGTATCCGATCAACGACCCGTTGCAGACGAAGTTGCCGCCGTCGAAGAACTGGTGCCAGTGACCGAAGACATCGATGTCCGCGGGGATGGCTTTGTTCCACTGGGCGATCGCCTTGTTCACGGGGATCGTGATACCCCCCACTCCTCCGAGATACCTCATGGCGTGGCCATGATGGAACCTCAGCGTCGTGTCGTAGATCTTGACGTAGCTGTGGTATCCCTCAGCCACGAGGAACTTCACGCGGGCGTTCCCGGCGAAGTGATGCTCGAGGTTCTTGTACATGAAGTACTCGAGGCTATGACCCGGCTCGGTGGAGAAGTGCGTCTTGCGAGACACCCGTCCGTGATTCCCGCTGTGGCAGGGAATGAGCAGGTCATAGTCCGAGTTGTCCAGCACGTACTGGATTCCCGAGGCGATGAGGTTCTGCGCGTAGATTATCGCCTTGATAGGCTGCGTCTCGTTGACTTCCACCAGCTCATCGTGGATGTAGTTGGTGATGAAATCGCCGAGAAGCGCCAGGACGACGGTCTTTATCTCGATGTCGCGCCCGAGCATCTTGGTGATGCGGAGCGAGGCACGGAAGAACGTCTCCGCGCGTTGCTTTGCTATCCGCATGTTGTAGCGGTTCAGGTTGTTGACCTCGGGGCCTGCAACCTTCTCCTCGACATGCCAGTCTGACGCAACCCAGACGCACGTAGCCTCGGAAGTTCCCTTGTTCGCACGCGGGATGATCTTCTCGACGCGGACCGTGCCGCTGAGCTTCCTTGAGCTTGAAGCGGACGCTTCCAGCTCGCGGATGGATTGCAGTGCCGCGGCATACTTCTTCTGAAGCGCCTTGAGCTTCTGCTGATCGGTCTGCTTGCGCTGGTCGCGCTTCAGCTCGTTCGGTTTCATAACTCCTCCTATGTGCACAGCCACTCGGCCGTGATGTCTAATATCTGTCGCCTCGTCAGCGACGGGTCAAGGACCAGCCTGTCGAGCTCCTTGTGGCATTTGCCACAGAGCCAGAGAAACGGTCCGTTCGGCTGCTCTCCCCAGTTGGTCTGCGGAAAGACGTGGTGTGCTTCTTTTGGGCGTATGCGAAAGCAATGGGGGCAGAAAACCCTCGTGCTCGATGCCATATACTCTCCTCCTTTTGAAAGTGCTACGAGGGAGTTGTGATCCCCCGCACCGAGAGTCGCGACGCCCGGTGCGGGAGGCGCAACCGCCTCCTCCTACCTAGTGAGAATTGACGTAACCGCGGGTGATCGGGCCGAAGTAGCCGACGGAAGGTTTGATCCCCTTCGCTGCCTGGAACTTCGCCAGCGCGGAGCGCGTGAGGGATCCGAAGTAGTTCGTCTCGTTTCCCGGAGATCCGGGACCGGATGACGCTACCGGGAATCCGTTCTTGTTGAGATACACCTGGAGGAAGCGAACATCCTCTCCTACCGAACCGATAGTCAGGTCGCGCGTGAACTGGTACGACGGCGGGGCCGGGAGCGGCTTCATCACGATCGTGACGCCGGCCTCCATCCACTGTCCGTTGAACCACTCCTCGCCGAACCACTGCCACCCCGGCTCATCACCAGACCCTACCGATGATCCCCATGACTGGAGTCCGCCTACGTAGAACTTGCCGTTGATAGTGCGGACCTTGCCGAAGTACATGAAGTGCCCCCACTGCCGATACGTCGGCGGCTTGGGAAACGCGGAGAACCACGTGCCGTTGTTCTCCCCGGCGAGCAACATCACGCATCCTCCGTTGTGCTTGATAGCCTGCGCTACCTGGTCGATGGTCGGCCTGATAAGGAACGCGTACGTCTCTCCCTTGCTGAGGAGGGCGTTCTGGCGCATCGCCTCGGTGATGACCACATTGAGATAATGGGCATCGGTCTGCGGATTGCTCGAGCAGAGCGATTCGTAACAGACCCCCTGCGTGTAATCGAGGTGCGCGTTGTCGCCAAGGTATGATCCAAGAGCGACGCCGTTCGATACGACGGCTGTCTGGCGGTAGACGTATGCCGCGCTGCGCTCTACGTATTCTCCTCCGCGGAGCTTGGCCCTGACGGCGTTGTACTTGGAGAACGCCTGCCCGCCGCATGAGGTGGATTGTCCCTGATCGTTGATCGGGAGCTTTATGCCCAGTTCGTCTTCGATGTTGTAAGGAACGGAACGGTCGTTCGGTGCTATCGCCGCGCCGAGTTCAGACCACTTGATGTCTGTGGGAGTCTCGACGTACGGGAGACCACCTGGGTTAAAGATGTCGATCATAGTAAAGGGGCGGCGGGGCTAAGGTTCCTATCCGGAAGCTTTCACCCCGCCATCAGGCACCCGAGAACCTGACGAGCGGGCCGTCAAAGTTACTTTGTCCCTGTGAGATTCCGGGTGTTCCGTGGTGGATTATACCATCAACGGAGCGATTTGTCAAGTCCCTGGCCCCTACATTCAGAAACCTTCTATGCCTGGCTGGCACTACACGGATCGTCCCATTTAACTCGTGTGGCAAGCCCTCGAGGGTCTTGGCGGTGGGGTATAAAAACGTGCAAGCGCGTAATTCCGGCCCACGAGCACCAGGCTTCTAACTAAGGATCCTGATCTTGTCGTTTTGCGCCGAGGGTGTCGCGCCGAGGCGCGGCCGGTTCGGCCAATACTTGTTGAAAAGAGCTATGAAGTTAGGATGCGACTTCGCCGTGAGCATGAACTCGACCTCCTCGTAGAGCATCTTGAGGCGATCTGCTTCGGTAGCCTTGGCGAACGCTTCCTTGTCGAGGTTGGCGCGTGCCGCGCCGAGCGTGATACCGAACTCGTACGACCAGTCCTTGGCCTCGAGGTTGGCAGACGGTCGGGCCTGCCAGCTTCCGGCCATTACTTGTGCCCCGTCACGCGGACGGAACCGACGTGGACAACCTTGAGCTTGATGATCGGCACGCCGTCCTCTCCTTCTCCGTCAACCGGAGTCTCGATGCTGATAGGGGATGCGACGAGCGTTACCTTCCCTTCGCTGTTCGGATCAAGGAGCTGTTCGTAGGTTTCCCGGTCGATGATGCACGGCATACCGCGCGTCCCGGTAACGGTGAGCTTGATCTCCATTACCAGTCGATCTCGGTTCCCATGTTACCGTCGACGGGAGCACCGAAGGTGCCGGTTGCGGGAGCGTCCCACGGATCGGGATCGTTCGCCTGCTGCGGGTACGGGTTGGCTACGGGGCGCTGGGCCGGCTGGGGGCCGTACTGGACCACGCCGTTTCCCATATTCTGGACGCGCTGGACGACCCAGTGACGGAACGTGCGGTCCGAGTACGGATCCTTGAGGGATACGGACAGGACGATAGCTTCGTCTCCGGGGTTGAGCTTCGCGTCCTTGAAGGCTTTGGTAAGCCCGTAGGAGGTAGATTGGAGCATCACTTCCTCGCCCGACTGGAGGCGAAGCAGGACGCGGTTGGTGTTTCCCTTGCGATCCGCGTAGCGTGCGCCGACCTCTGCGGCAGACACGTACTGCGCGAATCCGAAGGTCACGATCTGAGGGGTCTCGAAGTCCTCAGGACGTGCGAACTTTGCGTTATTCATATATGAAAGTGGTAAGTGTTAGTGGAGCTAACGGCTATATTATAGCACAATTTACTAGAAAAATCAAGGGCAAACTGTGGATAACTCTAAAGCTCCTTATAGCGTCCGTCCTCAAAGACGTATTCGATCTTGCCGAGCTTGCCGCCGCGGCGACGGACCTTTTCTATGAAGAGCGTGGCCTCGTTGCTGACCTCCTGGACCGCATCGGGGTCGGAGAAGTCTGGCTTCTTCTCCCAGAAGTCGTCATCATCGTCCTCTTCCGTCTTCTTCGAGCGGACGCGGGAGTTGGCCTTCTTGCGCGGCTTCTTCGCGCCCTTGCGATGCATGAACATCACGGCATCGGCTTCCTGGACGATACCCGACGAGTCCTTGATGTCGTCGAGTGTCGGTCGGGCACCGTCTACCTTGCGCACATGACAGAGAAGGAAGATGACTACCTTGTAGTGCCGGGCGATCTGCTTGAACTGCCGGCAGAGCTGGCCGAGCATCTCGGAGGTGTTGCGGTTCCTCGAGGTGGCATCGTCCACGAGATAGTGAAGGTGGTCGATGAACACGATCTTGGTACCGAACTGCTTCTGCGCCTCGCCGATCTTCTGCCCGATCCAGATCGGGGTCTTGGACTTGGGGATCCTGGGAAGGTAGAAGGTGGGAAGATCGACGCCTTCCTCGTAGAACCGCTCGATGAGCTCAGCAGAGCTGATCTCGTAGCTGAAGAAGGTGGGATGGATGCCCTGCTCGATGTACCGCTTGGCCAGCGACACGGCGAACTCGGTCTTCCCGTTCCCCGTCACCCCCGAGATGATGACGAGATCGCCCTCCTTGAACCCGTTGGTCATGCGGTCGAGGTGGTAGTACCCCGTCCGGAATTCCTGTTGCGGCTCGTACTGGGCCAGCTCCCTCGCCATGTCATGCGAGGAGATGATGCGGTCTTCTTCGAGGACTACTCCAGGCTCCATGTGCCGTCAGGCTTTAGAGAGATGGAAAGGAAGTCATCGTCTCCGGGGATGGGTACGCAGATCTCGTCGGCGTAGTGATAGAACCGGAGACCGCTATTGATGATGGCGTTGACGAGAGCGATGTACGCCTCGTTAAGCTTCTTTTCCTTGAGTGTGATTTTTGGCATTGAAAAGTGGAACTGCCTTTTTATTAATGATCTTGGACGGGTCGATAGGCATGTTGGGAACGCCGCAGTGGAAGCAGATCCGGCCTATCACTTCCTGGAGTGGAGGAAGGTTGTTGTATTGCTTTGTATAGAGTACGGCCTCGAGAGAGTCCTGGCTGCAAGAAGAACACGTAACCGTTCTACCCTTGATAAATGTTGGATATGCCATGAAGTGCTTGGGGAACAGGTAGAGTACGGGTAAAAGCCATAGAAGATAATAGTAGACATAGAGAAAAACTACTATCAGATGGCGACTCAGAAGCGTGATCGGTTTTGTATCTCCGAGCTTCCTACTTACCGCTCTCCAGCCTGCCACGTCGATGTGGGGGAGGGTTACGTCGGAACAGGTCGGTAAGACGAATCATCCTGTCCGCACATACTTGGGTCTACAGGTCCGTGGATGCTGCCACGGCTCATCAGAGTACCAAGTCCTAGCTACTCAAGAGGCCAGCGCGGGGGGATTACTAGGTTCGCCACAGCCCAACCCGCACGATGTTTTAGTATTGAAACGATGGTTGCCCCTGTCCTTCGTATGATACTACTTTAGGAGCGTGGTGGATTATATCACACCCGGAGACAAAAGTCAAGCATCTGGATTTGACGTTGATCCACTTGCCCCGTTTGAGTTTTCCACAATCTCGACGATCGTGACGACGACGTTGCGATCCTCGACGGGAATCGGATTATCGGTGCGCACGTAGAGCTGTTGGCCCACGGCATACGGATCGCCGAAGATGAAGTCGATCTGGTGCTGGGGAAGCCAGTGCCAGAGCTGACCGGGCTTCACGTTCCTCAGAAAGTCGCGCGTCGTCTTGATGGTCATGCCTCTAGTATGGACGGGTAGCGGGGGAGGTCATTGCACTCCGGCCGCGCCTCCTCGAAATGGATGGCCGCGAAGAGGTTCCATGCCGCCTGCGCGAGATGATCCTCGTCCCGCATCCCCTCGCGGTACTGATTTATGTGGCGCAGGGCCGAGTCGAGGGCGCGGCTGATCGGGAATCCTCCCTCCCAGTTGCGCTCCCCCTTCTGTGATGCCCCGCGCTCGTATACGCCGGCAAGCCTGCGCAGGGCGATCGGCGAGATGAGGTCGAACCTTCCCTTGCCGGTCGTGTCAGAGCGTACAGCCCCGGTCCCGAACTCCACCACCTTGTCGTGGTGCGTCTGGTATTGCATTGGTAGTGTGAAGCGTTTTGATGCGTTTGTGCTCCTGCCCCATAGCCAGCGGCAGGTGCGGCGAGAAGTGTTCCTTCTCGTCAAGATAGAGATCGTAGTGGACCTGCCATCCGCGGGGCGTCAGCTTCGCGTGCCAGCGCCCCGAGCTGTCCGGCTTGACCCAATCTCCATGCTTGCGTTTCGTGTATCCGGCACGAGCGAGCGCCCTCTGGGCGTGCCCGCCGAAGCCGGTGAGCGTGAAGTGCCCCATGATATGGTCATTTCCTCAACGCGAGCGCCCACGAAATTGCTTGTCTTGGAGCGGAGCGCCTCGAGGTGCGACTGGTAGATGCGAGCGATCGGCTTGTTGCCGATGTACATCCACATCAGCTCGCCGTCCTTATCGACGAGCCCGTGTACCTTGATGCTAGGCATTGCGCGTCTCGTACTTCGTCTGACGACGCTTGCAGTGCTTACACATCAGGAGGATCCAGCGGCACTCCTTCTTCTCCCAGGGCCAGCGGTGCCATTCTTGCATCCGTTCCTCGAAGGCGTTGCGGGGAGTCCCCGCCACCCATTCGTGGCCCTTCTCGCTCTTGCGGCAGATCCTCCTCGATCCCCCGCGCCCCCGTACTATAGGTCGTTCGTTTTCGCGGTACTGCATTGTGGTAGTGGATAGTGGGTGGTGCGTACACCTCGCGGATAGTATACACCACCCCAGCAATCCATGACTAGTTGAGGATCTTCTTGAGCTTCTCGAGCACGCGCACCGCCCGGTCGACCTCTGCCTTGCGCGTCTCCTTGTCGCCAATGAGATTTTCGATCATCTCGTCAAGGTCGTTGATGGCCTCGTTGGCACGGATGATATAGCGCTCGAGCTTGTCAACCACGTCGGCGAATCCCCGGAGGATGCCGTCTACGCTGCCCGTGAATAGGAATCGTGTGATTTTCATTGTAAATATTAGCCGAAAAGGACTCTCGTGTCCTCGGCTGTGAGTTCTGCGTCTTCCTGGATGCCGCAGTTATCGCAGGCCATCCCGGTAAGGTGGTCCGAAACGATGCGATTGCCGATCTTGAGCGTGATGCGGACGCGTTCGCACGTGTCCCTCCCGCCACAGGCCGGGCAATCGGTCCAGACGATCGTGATAGATCGCTTCGGACGCGGTGTTGATACTGGCATTGTGTGATTTTTAATGGGCATGGGGATGCAAGAGCCAATCCCCGGTACCTCGATGAAGTGAAGTTTATATCCGTGGAGCCGATGCCCCACCATGCCCTCGGAACGTTGGAACTGCCGTCAGGTCGTCGGCGAAATGAGATGGGGTAAGGTTCGTAGTGTTAAAAACCCCTTGTGCGTACAGCGTTATTCTCATATGCCCCGTGCCGGGAAGCCCCTATCCGAGTTCTCAACCTTCGCTTCTGTCCCGAGTATAGCGCACATCTCCAGGAATGTCAATGCCCCACCGTCTGGTCTTCTTCGTCGAGCGATGAGCCGCATTCTCTGGGAATATCCAAGAGCATGACGAATACCCTGATACGCAGTAACGACACCTATGCATGGTGCCGCTCAGACTGTACGGTTTGGTCTTTCGTGTCGCGCACCGGCCCCGCCTTTCCCCGGCCGGCCGATCGGCAGACGGATGGATTGTCTCGTCGCAAATATTTTGCGACACTAACGGATCGCGGTACACAAAAAACCGCACACGCTAGTACTGTGCGGCCTTTTGCTTTTCGGCTTTTACTCGTGCCAATGGGGAGGGGTGCAACCTGCGTACTTTCCACGCTGGTGTTCCTCGTGACACTCGTAGCCCTTTTGCTTTTCGCCTTTTCTCATGTCGAGTACGCCCGGTGTCTCGTCAATCATTCCCTCGACCAGGGCAAGCACCTTGTCCTCGTCCCGGCGTCGCATGTCCACCAGCTCGAGGCGGTAGCTTTTGCCATCCGTCCCGACCTGGATACTGAGCAGGAATTTAACTTTATTCCGATCGCCTATCTTGATTTCCGTGTCGAGGTTGCGGTTTCCGCCCTGGCCCTTGCTGGCCCGCTCTGAGCTTACTGTAGCGTAGAGCTTCATGCTTCGTGGTCGGCACAGAGCGAGATACGACAATCCCCGCAGTTCTTAATATCCTCGAGGGCCGCGACCTCGTTATCGCTATGCCACCGTAACCCGAGCGTGTCGTATAGGCTCGGCCATACGTGCTCATAGAAGTTGAAACCCGCTCCGTTGACGCCGAGTACGTACTCGCCGCCGATCTGGTACAGGTAGATACCCGTGGTGTTGCCGTCCTTGTCCAGGATGCAACGCTCCCCGGCCATCTCTTCATCCACGTACTTCTCGAGCAGGGCCGTCTCGCCCCAGCTGATGCGGTCTTCCTGAAGGGCCTCGATTGCCAGGCGTACCGCTTCGCGCTCGTCCTCGTCGGGGATGTCGTCAAGATAAATGTCCGACGCTTCCCCTTGCATGACGCGGCTCTTTCCCATCAGTTGCTCGCCGATAAAGTCCTCGACGATAAACATAGTGCCCCACATGGGGAGGTTCGGATACTCGTGGTCGCTTTCGGCCACGATACGCACCCACTCGGTGGGAACGCCGGCCAGATCGCGCTCGACTAATAGCCTGACTGCTTCCGATTTCTTCATTTATGCTTTTAATGTCCCACGCTCCAACTAGCATAAGCTGGACGGGCGGCGGATTTAGTGAATGTCCCGCGCGCCGTTCCGGGTCGCTATGCGGCCCGGCCTCGGTGCGTGCGACCTGCTAGCTGGCTAGGTATTCATATGTTTGGTTTGGTCTTGGTGTTTGGTCGCGCCGTTTGGTCTTTAACTATGCGGAAACGCGCCGTCTGGTCTTTCTGATCAGCTCACGCCCTGGACAAAAGGCCCGATAGGGCCGGGAGTTACCCCGGCCTATCGTTTACAGTTCCTTTTTGATTATTTCGTCCACGATTTCCCCTAGCGGCCGCTCGTCCCCGTCCAGGTACGCGCTCAGCCGCAGGATGTCGAGGAAGATGTGTCCCGTGTCGTACTCGTTATCGTCATCTACGGTTTCCAAAAAGCTCCCTAGCTCCTCGGCATAGTTGTACTCGATAACCGCACGCACGCTCTCCATTGTCTCGTTGTCCATGTGTGTTGTGATGTTAGTGAGTGCCTTTCGGCTATGGCGGCGGCATCACTCGTCCTCGTCCGGGCAATCGCATTGTAGCGTCATCCCGTCCGCGTTAGTGATGTCCTCCTGCCATAGCTCCGGGTCGTTCAGGTTCCGCGTCTCGTCTGTCAGCTCGAAACGTTCCAAGATTTCGTTGATCGTGTACCAGCTCTCGCAAACGCAAAAGTCCGCGTACCCGCTCAGGTGGATATAGTTTTCGCCGTTGTCCTGGTACTCGCTCGGAGTCTCGAACACGAGGCGCAACTGTCCGTCCTCCCGGTCCTTCAGCACCATGCCCGGCCGTAAGAGCCGGAATAGTGCTTGCTCCAATTCTGCTTGCTTAGTTGCTATTGTCATTGTTTTGATGTTAGTGATTTCTCTTTGCATGAGTAGCAGAGATTGCCGCAACAAAGAGTATTGAACGCGCCGCACTTCACGCATGAGCGCGAGTAGGGCGCACCGCACCTAGCACGCATACGCACCGCAGGTTGCAACGTTGTAAAGCGCCGCGAGCCATACCATGACGTACACCGCAAGTAGAAAGAGCATCGCGCCGCCGAGCAAGGTTGCAAGGCGTGGCGCGGACTCGTCAGGCTTGTAGCCTGTGTCGTATTTCCGCATAGTTATTTTCAAGCATTGTAAGGCGTGGATACTGTTTATTGCCTTACTGCGTCCAGTATAGCACACCCGGAGGGAAGTCAATAGCCCGCCTGTGGATAACTCCACAAGGGACATAAAGGAACACGCGGGGACATAGGTGTCAATAGCACGCCCGTAATAGGCCCTAGAAGGCCACGAGCGGCCCGTTTATTCTCTACATGACCTGGGTATCGTCTTAGATAAAAACGAGGCTTAGAATGGCGTATATGAGCCTCCCGGCCCAGCAGTAACACATATTGAAGGACAGTCAATTGAGCGGAGCGAAATGCTGTCCGCATGAACACCAACCAACCAGGATACCATAGAGCGATAGAAGAAGTCAATACCCCTTGACAAAAGGGAAACACATGGTCCTACCTTCTTACCATACCAGACATAGGGAAGGAGGATATGTCAAGCACACATAGGAGGGGATTGTCAATACCACCAACACCCCTGGCCAGAGGCCGGGCCGGAGGCTTCTTTAGCAAGCACACGCGAACACAAAAAGAAAAACAGTCAAGCTATACCCCTTGCCCCACCAGGGATATTTGCCCGTATGCGTGTAAGAGCTTTATTTATAAGGCTTGTTTTATGTGTCGGGAATGAACTATTTTGCGACGTATGTAATGCAGGGGGTACGGCCCCCGCCGGGCCGGGCCAAAGCTATCCTACCCCCACAAAAATTCTCACCTAAAAAATTCTCGGTATTCCTGGCCCCCACAAAATTTTCGCTGTAAAAAATCAGGGCCCCCGATCTATAGGGAAAGGGCCCCCCACGGGGCCTTTTTGGGCTTCTTCTTCCTGGCTTTATGCTCCTCTATCCAGGGATCGGGCGTGTAATTGCCTCCGGGGAGGGCTACGTGTATGGACTTTCGGAGCCGTTCGTGCCGATGGGGGCCGATATTGGGGATTTCCTCGAGCATTTCGAGGAGTATGGAGCGGAGGAGGTTGATGTGGTCGGGATCAAGCATCTTATCAGCATACTCCTCAAGGAAGGGCGGTCAAGCTAGTGGGCCTTTCCACGGTGGATCGCCAGTCCGCGGTCGTTCTTGCACTCTTTTCCGCAGTCTCCGCACACCAGGAGGGGTTCTGAGGCGGAAAGGACCGATTTCGGGTCGTCCAGGTAGTTGGTCAGGGGGCGGTTGGGGTCCAGATCGAGGGGTTTCATGCCGCGGCTGTCATAGCCGTCCTCCTGCTCGAAGCCTTTTCTCTGCCCTGCGCCGCGGAACGCCTCGTCCAGCTCGTTCAGGGACGGGGGCATGGGCAGGTGCTTCTCGACGATCTCCTCGAAGTCCGCGATAGCGGCCTGCTTGACGTACAGGGTCTTGGTCTGGGTGGAGTACGCGTGCTCGTCGGGGATCTCGCGCATGAGCTCGTGGTTCAGGGCGCGGAAGATCTCCTGCGGGATGAAGTAGTTCCACTTGAGGGCCATCCATTGCTGGCCGCGGATCTCCTGCGACCCTATGTAGCGGTATGGTTCCATGATTATCGGGTGATCCTGAGCCACCACCGCCCGAGCCAGCCGAGGCTATGGCACGGGCAGTCGCAGCGGTACCGGGTGCCTACGGTCTTGTCGAAGTAGGAGCCGTGGCAGACCCGGTGGTAATTCTCGATGCAGTCGGGGGAGAGGTGGACGTTCATTTGGTGTCTTTGAGGATGGATGCGAGGTAGCTTTCTATGGTCTTTCCTTCTGCGAGGGCGTCTATGAGGCCGTGCCATTGCTTGAGCCAATAGGTATCTGGGTCAGCGTCAGCGTTTTCGCCGTCTATGCCGTCCCACCACCCCTCCACCTTCCCTACCGCTTGCCAGGCGAGGGGGTCGAGGATGTAAACCTCGATAGGTAGTAGTTCCACGCGGCCGTAGTTATGGAATGTCAGGAGAACAAACGAGCCAGTATCCTCTTGCTCGATAGAGCTGAACTTCGGGCGTTCATTCTGTCGCCACCCTCCCTCTATCGCCTTCTCGATGAACTTCTGGGTCGCGTCAGTCATGGTTCTTGGTTTCTTTGAGGTCGCGGAGGGCGGCGAGGGCTTCCTGAGTCTTGGTGTCGTAGCCATCGTCCCACCCCGCATCGAAGTCATTGTCTGCGCCTGTTTTGCGGAATTCGTCACTAGGGGCTATCGCCTCCTCCGCTTCCTTCAGGGCTTGGGAGCGGGCGTGGAAAAGAAGGGCTTTGATTTCTCTAATCTGTTCGGAGTTCTCGTCCCAGTCGAAATACTTAGCGAGGTCTTTGATGTCCTGGGTCATGGTTTCAGTCATTGGTTCTACTTAGGGGAGGAGAGATGGTCGAGCAACCTTTCCATGCGTACTGCCAGGTCATGGCTCGGCCCGGCTCCCGCATCGGGGAAAGTTGCCGCTTCGCGCATGAGAAGTTGGCGCACCTCCTTCAGGGTCGCCGCTCTCGTCCGTTCCTCCACCTCGTCAATGATGGAGGAGAGGAAGGCCTCCAGGCGACCCGTAGAGATATTCCAAGAGAACACGTCCTCGCCCTCTACCTCGGTATAGTCCTCCATGCTGCGGAGTAGGTTTCGGAACCTCTCCCTGACTTCTTTCTTGTAGGCTTCGAGGTTAGGAGACATGGGAGTTGCGGGCGTTGTAGTAGCTGATGAAGGTGTCGATGAGCTCTTCCCACTGATCATCTTCTACGTGGAAGATATCTTGCGGTCCGGGGCCAATCAGATTGGAGACGAGCTGACCGAGCCGCCAGTCGGGTACATTTACCCATGCCTGCGCGAGTTTGATCGCGATCCTATGGATCCGGTTCGGGTCCCTCATAGCGAGTACATCTGATCGTTGTAGCAAAAACGCGCGAACTGCATACGGAGCGACCCAGAAGGGCAGTCTTTCTTCTCGAACGAGCAGTTCTCGACGTGCATGCCGTTGAAGTCAAGCACTACCGCCTGGCTCTTATTCTGCTGAAGCGCTTCGAGCGCGTCGAGGACGTGGTAGAAGCGGTGGAGGTCCTTCTGGCCGTAGAGGCGGAGGCCGGAGAATTTGATCTTGAGTACTTTGGAGCGCAGGCAATGCGCGCAGGTGTTATTTTTCTTCATTGGTAGTTGTAGTGATGAGCGGGATTCCCCAGATGAGGGTTCCGCGGTGGATGGGGTCGGGGCAGGTCCAGCCCTCCCTGTCTCCGATGGTGATGAGAATGGCCTTCTTGCCGCACCTCTCGCACTTGTTATGGCACACGCGGCACCACTTCTTGGTGCATGTCTCCTTATGCGGGAGGTTGTTTTTCCTGATCATGCGACGAGTTCGTAATTGATGAGTAGGTCCTTGGCGGTTGTCCTGTGGACGATGTTGCTCGAGATTCTCTGGATCGCCCACACGTTATCCCCGAGACTCTTCCTGACGTATACCCTGCTTCCGCGGCGCTTGTGTTTCCATATCTGGCCGCGGGAGACTTTACCTAATGCCCGTTTAGCGATTTGCATTGTAGTGGATAGATGAGTGCGGAGTTAGGGTATCAAGCGTGAATTCCTTGTCAAGTACTTGACAAATTACGATTTTCCTGGTATAATCCGGCTAATATGACCGTTACGGACACGCAAAAGCACGCGATCTTCAAGACGCTTGCATCAAAGAGTCAGTACGCGACCGGGCTCGAGTTCGGGTTCGACAAGCACTACAAGTCGAACACCGCGATCATCAACGCGGTGAACAAGATCTATCGTCAGGTTAAGGAGAATCCTGAGCGGTATGCGGTGAACCCAGACATGATCGATATGGTGGAGAAGGGCATGGCATCGCGTAAGACTATGGGAATCGCAGCGGTGGTTGAGCCTGGCAAGTCTGCGTCGGAGCAGAGTCTCGACAAGCTCGATACCAAGGATCTCGTTCTCGGCGCGAAGAAGAAGGCATGGGTTCTCATGCATCGCAAGCTTGACCATCTTTCGAAGAATCGTTCAGCGTTCAACAAGGAGAGCCTGATGTCTATCGCCAAGGTCGCCGGCATTACGTTCGACAAGGGGCAGCTCGCATCCGGTGGCGCTACCGATCTTATCGGGATCAAGGCGCACGTGGACACCAATATGAGCGTCGAAGAGATGCTCAAGATGATGATCGGCATGAAGAGGGCTGCCGAGGATACTGATGGAGAGTAGGGAGGAACTAGAGAAGAATGTAGAATTCAAGCGTCGTGAGGAGCGGATGGCCGAGTACCAGAACTCGGACGAATACCGCTCCAAGCTCCTGACGCGCCTCCAGGTATTGGAGGCATGTCAGAATTCTGTGGAGGCTCGCGTATGGGCTATGGAGGCGTGCCGCAAGGATCCGAAGTTCTTCATCAATAACTTCTGCTGGACGCCGAACGACAAGTACAAGCAGTACGATTTCCCGTTCATCCTCTTCCCCTTCCAGGAGGAATACGTCGACTGGCTTCGCGAGCATGTCGAGGAGGGCAGAGACGGACTTACTGAGAAATCTCGTGAAATGGGCGTCACGTGGGTCATCACGGCAACGATGCTGTGGTTCTGGCTATTTAGCGACAACTTCAACGCCCTGCTCGGATCCTATAAGCAGGAGCTCGTTGACGATAAGACCAAGGACTCGCTCTTCGGCATGCTCGACTATAACCTCCGGTCGCTTCCGAAGTGGATGCTGCCTAAGCGCTATAAGCACACCATGCATCGCACGCGGATGAAGCTGGTCAACCCAGAGAACAACAACGTGATCAAGGGCGACACGATGAACCCGGAGTTCGGTCGCGGATCACGCCGCTCCGTCGTCTTTCTCGACGAAGGCGCGTTCTGGGAGTACTTCCAGGATGCGTGGGACGCCGCTGCGGACACGACGAACTGCCGCCTGACCGTATCGACGCCGAACGGATACAACGCGTTCGCCGTACTTCGGAACTCGGACATCGACAAGATGACGCTCCATTGGCGCAGGCATCCGCTCAAGGACGAGGCGTGGTACGAATACGAGAAGTCGCGCCGTACCGTCGAGCAGGTCGCCCAGGAGCTCGACATCAACTACAACAAGTCTCAGACGGGGCGCGTCTATCCGGAGTGGGAGAATGTGGAGTACGGGGAGTTCCCCTACGACCCGCAGAAACCGCTCTATGTATCGTGGGACTTCGGCCGCTCTGACGATACGGCACTGATCTGGTGGCAGCGCAACGATGACGGGACGTTCACGATTGTCGACTGCTACTGGAACACTGGAAAGCTGATCGATTTCTATGTCCCGTTCGTCACGGGCATCATACCTTCCGATGGGTATGGTTATAAAACCACTGATCTTGCCGTCATCGAGGAACACCGTGGATGGCACAAGGGCACGCATTTCGGAGATCCATCTGGGAGGTTCCAGAATCAGGTCACGAACGCGACCGTTCTCACCGTGCTCCGCGACAACGGCATTCACGTAAACTTCCGCGATGACTGGAAGCGGTTCAATCTCCGCATCCCCGCGGCGAGGAAGGTGATGATGAATGGTCTCAAGGTGAACCGCAACAAGAGGACGGAGTATCTCAACATCTGCATGATCAATTCACAGTTCACCGAGGTCAGCCGCGGCGGCATGACGATCACTAACTCAAAGGGTCTCGAGCCTCGGCACGATGCCACCTCTCACCTGAGGAGCTCGTTCGAGTACGGTGCCCTGGGAATCGACGAGTATTCACGCACGGTCCGCAAGGTCTGGGACCGGAAGACAGTATCATCAACAGGATATGGAAGAAGGCGCGTCACAGGAGGTTACTAAAGGATACGTGGTCAAGTGGCAGCCAGACGAGATCTCCGAGGGGAGCGTCTGGTTCCGACGCACGTACAAGGAGTCGAAGAAGATCAGCTCGCACATCAGGTTTAAGAGGATCAAGCATGGGTTCTACCGCATGTACTTCCGCCAGGCGTATCTCCACGAAGTATACAAGGAGATGCCGATGCTCGGATACGACTGGGACGATACCGACATGCGCCTCGCCGAAGGGAGTCAGAAGTATTACGAGGAGTTCGAGGACAAGGTTGACCTGACCAGGAAGATCAAGAACTTCAAGGAGGGTTTTTATGACACCAGGGACAAGCTCTGGACGCGCGTATACCTCATGCGAACGAACGAGGAGTTCTATCAGAACGCGAGAAACGCTTATAAAACAGTAACTATTCACTAGCTACTTGACAAATGTCGCAAAACGTGGTATAATCCAGCATACTTGGGTCCTAAATGGGAGAAGTAGACGTAACCGCCCCCCTCAGCATCTCTAGCCGCATAGAAAACGGCGGAGCTATTCGGCGCGAGGAATACAAGCACTCCGATAAGGAATCGGAGGTTGTCTCTCAGGTATACGCTCTTTTCCGTGAGTCTGCGGACGATCGCAATCGCAGTTTCGCCTATTTCGACAACCGCACCCTGACCGAGTACATCGAGGACTCGGTTCGTCGCTTCTATACCAATATCGACGAGCGCGACGGCATCGACGAATGGCAGTCGATCCTCCATGATCCGTTCACGCGCAACAAGCTGCTCGCTATCCTCGGGCGCGTCGTTGATGCGCTTCCCGTAGCGGAGATTACCGGACGAGGAGACCAGAACGCCATGAAGGGCGAGATCATCGGTGCGCTCTTCGAGTACTCCGAGGACGTGTCCGATTCTGATCAGTTCATGGTCGACCTCATCGAGGACGCTATGGTCAAGGGTACGGCTGTCGGATACGAGGGCATCGAGACGACAACCAAGAAGCGGCGTGTCGTCATCGACTACAAGAACGGCGACGATCTCGTGGTCAAGGAGCGCACCGTCAGGACGCGCAAGCTCATTTCCGCGCTCGTTCCCCTCGAGGAGTTTTATCCTTCGAGCGTAGGAATCAGGCGCATCAAGGACATGCCGTATGCGTTCTGGCGTACGGAGCTCTCCCTGGCCAAGTTCCTCAAGGAATATCAGAATTACGAGAAGGCGGAGTACGTCTGCGGCTACCAGTCTGCGACCGAGGGATCGGAGTCGGTTGCCCGTCCGTACTATCAGGACTTTATCACGCCGACCACTACCGACGGGAACGTCGAGGTCATCAAGTATTTCAACCAGGAGACCGATGAGTACATCATCGTCGCCAATGGCGTATGGCTGAACCCGCTCAAGGGGGATATCGTTTCCCCGCTTCCGTTCAACCATAAGGCGCTCCCATTCTTCGAGGTTCGCTACGACAATTACGGTATCGACTTCTTCTATGGAAAGTCGTTCCCTGATCGTATCAGCGTTCTCCAGGACACGCTCAACGTCCTGCACAACATGTTGCTCGACCAGAGCTTCCTCACGATCTTCAGCCCGATCCTCATCGCAGGCGTGGATGACATCGAGGACGACTTCCTGGTTCCAGGGCGGCGCATCACTATCGATACTCAGGGCCTTCCGGTGCGCGACGTGTACCAGAAGATGGACCTCGGTACGCCGAACGGATGGCACCAGTGGATCATGCAGTACACCAAGCAGGTTCTCGAGGAGTCGTCGATCGACTCGGTATCTCAAGGATCTGCCGGTGTCGGAGGGCGTACGACGGCTACCGAGATCCGCTCTGCCGCAGCCGGCCTCACCTCGCTGCTCGGCCTGTTCGGAAGGTTCATCAAGTTCGGCGTCAAGGAGCGTGCGCGTCTTCGCGTGGAGAACATCCTGCAGTTCTATTTCGACGAGAAGAATCCGATCAGCGACCACGTGCTGTCGCAGAAGCAGAAGGAGGATCCCAACATCTTCAATAGCTTCTATGTGAACTCCGGAGCAGCTACCCCAGGAGACCGTGGCGAGAAGATCATCGACGTGTATAAGCGCGGGGCGAATCTCCCGACCAATACCGATAACCAGATCAACGCCAAGGTTGATGAGGTCCTATCAGGAAGAAAGGTGACGAGGTTCACGATCACACCGGAGTTCTTCGATGACTGGGAGGCGTGCATCAAGATCGTCCCGAACACGCAGTCTGAGATGTCAAAGGACGTTGATCGTGCGCTCGAGCTCCAGTTCCAGCAGGCGTTCCTCGGCCTCTACCCGGATCTGGCGAACCGGAAGGCGCTTGCATCGACACTCGCAGAGAAATTCGGCCGCGATCCGTCCAAGGTAATCATGGAGCAGCAGCCGCAGGGCCCACAGCTCCTCGGCCCCGACGGACAACCCATCCAGTCACAGGGATCCATGATGCCTAACGGAGGTGGGGACAACTCAGCCAACGTGGTGAAGGGAGAAACCGGGGTCGGAGGAGAAGGAATCGACCTCCGCGCACTCATGGGAGGATCGTAATCACACATGATTGAAGAAACTGACGCACTAGAAGAGGGTTATGACACGGAAGAGCTCGTGAAGATCTTCTCTGCGGCATCGGAGATCGAAGGATTCTGCGATCTGCTGCGGAAGATGATCTACCGCGATATGGTGCTCCACGTGAACACGCCTAAGGAGAACAGCGACATGATCCGCGGGGCGATCATCAGGACCAAGTATCTCCTCAAGCTGGTACAGACGAAGGGCGACCCCCGTAAGCTGCGCCAGGTACTTGACAAAAAGGAATAAAAATGGTATAATCCAGGTAGGCAGGGTTAGAGTGTCCGAATTGGTGGGTGAATAGAATAGCTTTCGAGTTATTCGCCCCTACCGTTCACCCACCGCTTCGGGCCCTTTAATCCCCCGAGGGTGATGATCATCCGAGATCGTTATCCTGAGAGCTTGTATTTGTGCGCGGACTCAACCGCCGATGGACTCAACCATCGTTAAAAAAGGGAAGTGCTTTTTTGCATAAGACAAGGGTAACAAAACACAGCAATCAAATTCGAGTACATGGACAACAACATCCCCACTGACCCCCAGGGTCAGGACCCTACAGAACTTCAGTCGAAGATCGCGGAGCTGGAAGCAGCGAAGCGAGCCGCTGAGGAGGCTGCTGCCGCGGAACGTGCAGCGAAGGAGGGCCTTGTTGCCGAGCTGAAAGAGCTCCGCACCAAGAAGACCGACCTTGAGCCCCCAAAGCCGGCCACTGAAGATATCGATGCCAAGATTCGTGCCGCCCTCGAAGAGAAGGAGAGGCAGGACGCTAGCCGCAGTAAGGAAGTCGCTCTCGAGCGCTTCAAGGCCGAGCATAAGGATTTCCATCCGGACAACGATCCGGGCGGGCTGAAATTCGCCGCGCTCCTCAAGGAGTTCGAGAGTTTCGACACCTCAGGTGCTCGTAGCGTAGAGGATTTCTCCTCTTACCTGCAGAAGTCTCTTCGTCTCATCGCTCCCGCTAAGGGAAGCGAAGCGGAGACGGTCACGGATGAGCCGCCGGCTCCTGCTAAGTCAGGAGAACCGAAAGCGACGCCGGCATCGAAGCTTACCGCTAGAGAGCGTGAAGTAATCTCGCAGCTTGGATGGACCGAGGAGCGATTCCTCGATCTCAAGACCAAGAATCCTGATTACGTTAAAAGCGTTCTCGCTTAAAGATTCTGTAGTCTACATTCAGAAACCTAGACAAGAACACCTATGGCATTTAAGCAGGCGGGCACTCTTAGCCCGTTCGGTGGTCCGGTTCTGCGCAGCGACATCATCGCCAATTCAACAACACGTACCGAGCTTGATTCTGTAAAGATCTCCTCGGGATTCGTGGCTGCTGGAACGGCAGGTGCGCTCGTATACGGCCACGTTATGGCCCTCGTCACAAACAACGGTATCGGTCTTAACACGACTGGTGCGGCTGGTGCGGCGATCGGCAGCTTTGTAAATGCGTACACGGTTGCTTCGAACAACCAGACGGTAGCTAAGGTTCGCGCGGTATCGGATATCTCCAAGGAGACCATCTATTCCGTCGATCCTGATGCGACTATCGGTACGACAACCGGATCCAACCTTCTCGGCTACTTCACGGACATCGCGTCCGCGACGCAGACCGACGAGGACACCGCGGCAGCGACAACCTGCCAGTACGGAATCCTCGGCGTTGATCCGCTCGTGTCGGCGAACCAGCTCGTACACATTTTCGAGTCACAGGTATTCGGCGTATAACTCTAAGCTCTAATGGAAAATCGTGGTAATTGGACAGATCTCATCAAAGGCGTAGGCCTGATGATGGGTGAGGTCTTCAACCAGGCCTCCGAGGAGTATACTCCGGGTATCTTCTCGCTTCTCAACCGCAAGTCGGTTGATGGTGCTGTACGTAATGTCACCGGTAAGACAGGACTTGGAAAGCTCGGTCGTTTCGACGACGGAGACGACCTCCCGTCGCGTCGGCGCTACAAGACGTACACAACCCGCATCGAAGTAAACAACTACGGTGCGTTCATCGACGTTACGAAGAACTCGATCGTCGACCGCGACGAGCAGTTCCGTGCTGACCTCGACGAGATGCGCGATCTCACCATCGCTGCTAACTACTCGATGGATCAGGCAGGCGTACAGCTGTTCAATGGCGGATTCGCGACCTCCGTTGATGTAAACGGATATCGCATGACATGGTACGGAGACGGCAAGCCGCTCTTCTCGACCATTCACCCGACCGTTGTTCCTGGTGGAAGCACCCAGAGCAACGCGTCCTCGACAGGCATCCTGTTCACGCATGACAACCTCGAGACTGCTCGCGTAGCCCTCGTGCTCCAGCAGACCGACGACGGTCTTGCGCTGACCATGACAGGAAAGCCGATGCTCGTGCTTCCGGAGAACCTCCAGAAGGAGGGACTTGAGATCACCGCGTCGCAGCTGAAGCCGGATACGGCGAACAACGCGATCAACGTGTTCAGCAACGGAATGGGCGTAGACATGACAACCTCGGCGCTGTTCGACTCCGTTAACGGAGGAAGCAACACCGCGTGGTTCCTCTGTGTTCCGGGCCGTCACAAGCTCAATCACGAGGAGCGTCAGGCTCTTACCCTCGAGCAGGACACCAACATTAAGAACAAGGTAGTTACCTTCACGGTCGATGCCCGTTGGGCGAACTCAGTCACAGACTGGCGTCGCACTTGGGGATCGAAGGGTGACGGGGCTGCGTATAGCTCTTAATGCTCGGGCTTTGGCGGTGTGCCCTTAAACACCGCCCCAACTATAAGTGATCGCTCTCGTCTCCGAGCAATCATTTCAAGGTATGAGACGGAACTTAACAACCAAGCACTTCACGCGCGCGGAACGGGTATTCGGAGAACTGCTCAAGCAGTTGCGGATACCGTATCAGGCCAAGGTTTCTGTTGGCGGGAGGGAGGCGGATTTTGTCGTAGGCAACTATGCCATCGAGATCGACGCGCACCCCCAGGCGTCAGATAAGAATGTCCTCCTCCTCGCCCACGGATTCACGCCGATACACTTCACGAACGCTGACGTGCTCAACAACAGACAATCAATAATCACATGGCTGGAACAAACTTTTTCACACCAGTAAACTCGACGCTCGATTCTGCGCTTACCGACCAGAACGGATACGTCTACTACGCTCGCTGCTCGGGGGCCGCTCCGACTACCGCGGGTGTCTTCGCGCACGGCGCGATCATCGTTCAGTCCGATTCTACGACCGGACAGGGAGCGGTCTTTCAGAACGTAGGAAGCGTCGCTTCGCCGTCGTGGACCTCGCTCGATGAGCGCTCGCTCTCGACCGCGCCGATCACGATCGCGACCACCTCTACCTCGGACTCGTACGTTATCGCCCCTAAGGCGGGAATCGTCACGAGCATCCGCTTCTCGGGAGTAGACGCGCTTGCGACAAGCGATACGAACTACATCACCTTCTCGGTAACGAATCTCGGTCAGGCCGGTGCCGGCTCCGCCGCGCTGCTTGCCGCGTCCGACGCGAACACGACCAAGGCGACTGGAGGATCCGCGCTTGCTGCTAACACGGTCCGCTCGCTTACGCTGACCTCCACTGCCGCTGACCTCGTGGTTGCCGCGGGAGATCGCATCCGTCTCCGTGCGACCGCGACGGGAACGCTTGCTAACACGGTTACGTTCTCGACGTACCTGATCACCATCAAGTAAATCACATGATTCTCAAGAACCCAACCAAGGAGGACCTTTCGATCGTATATCGCGGGGTCGAGTACTCGATTCCCGCGGGAGGCGAGCTTGGTCGTGCGGTTCCGGATGATGTGAAGGCTTATTGGAAGAATAATATCCACGCATTCCTCGTTCTCGTCTCCGACAAGGGGGACGAGATCGAGGCGATTCCGGAGCCCCAGGGCCGCGTAGAGGAAGTCGTCGACGTTCCGGCTGATGAGCCGATCGACGAGCCTGAGGCAGAGGAGGTGATCGAGGAGGAGCCCAAGAAGGCTACCAAGAAGGCCGCAACCAAGAAGTCAGCCAAGTAACATGGGAGGAGGGCTTGGTTACACCTATCAGAACGCGGTCGTTCTTATCGGATCTAAGACAGGAACGACCCGCACGCCGGCGACGCTGACCAATGCGTACGCCTCTGGCCTCAGTGCCACGGTCAAGACCGGAGGAATGTCGAAGATCAATCTCGACATCCTTTATACGACCGGTACCGGAGAGACTAACAACTCAATCGAGATCAAGGTGGAGTCTTCCCCCGATGGGACGAACTTCTACCAGATCCCGAACGAGGCGGTCTCCGGAGCGACATCGACGCTGACGCAGCGCGAATTCACGTTCGTCGGAGCATCCGCTGCGACGGCATACAGCATTTCTCTTCCGATCGACGTACAGGACGCCTACTACAAGTTCTCCTTCAAGGAGTCCGGAGTAGCGTCCAACGCGGGAACACTGTACGTAGAGGCTGTTCTCGGAGGAGCAAAATAGAACAATGGACGGTCTCGAGCTCAAGGCCGCGAACACACAGGCGCTCTACGAGTCCCTTCGTAGCAATCTCGCCGATGTGTCTTCGCAGCTCAACGCGGCGCACGAGGAAGCATCTGCGGCGAAAGCAGATGCAGAATCGGCCCGCACCGAGCTCGAGGCTATCCGCACAGAGGTAGGAGAACTGGAGGAGCGCAAGAAGTCGCTCGTCGCGTTCCTCTCGGAAGCAGAAGAGGCTCATGCCGCCAAGCTAGAGGCTCGTGAGGCCGAGTCCGCCATGCGCGTAGAAGAGCTCGAGTCACAGGCAGAAGAGCTCAGGTCTGCCGTAGCAGAGGCAATGACGAGGATCTCGGAAACGAAGGGTGACATAGAGACGCTTGCAGAGAATGTAAGGGCGGCAGAGTCGATGGTCTCCGAGCTTGATGCCCGCAAGGAGCTCCTCGAGTCCGAGATGGCCCAGCTCAACGATGACCGCAGGGCGCTCCTCGCAGAAATCGGCAACTACGAGGACGATCGCAACGATCTCATCGACGATATCAACGAGCTAAACAAGCTCATCGCGGATCTGCACGACAAGCATGCTGAGGCGGTAAGGATGGGGGCAGATCGCGAGGCGAATCTTGTAGCGCGTGAAGCGGCCGTCAAGAAAGCGGAAGAGGCTATAGAGATCATGCGCAACCGCTTTGACGAGTATTCAATGAAGCAGTTCGGTTTCCGGGCAAACATCTAACTACACTATGGGATTTCGAGAACCACAAACACCGGGAATCGGCCTTTCTGGATCTGGCCAGCTTACCCCATCCGAGGTACTGACCGTCCAGAACATCTCCGCGCTCGGAGATCCGGGTGCTGACCGCATCCTGTTCTGGGACGCATCTGCCGGATCGTTCCAGTATCTTGAGGTGGGGGCGAATCTTACGATCACGGGAACGACTCTTGATGCTTCGGGAGGAGGTGGAGGAAGCCCAGGAGGCTCAGACACGCAGCTCCAGTACAACAATTCGTCCGCGTTCGGCGGAATTTCTGGGGCGACTTCGGACGGGACAAACCTGACCGTACTCGATGCGAACTTCATAATCGCCGACGATGGTGATGCAACCAAGAAGCTCAAGTTCCAGGTATCGGGTATCACCACCGGGACAACACGAACCGTAACGCTTCCTGACGCGTCTGGAACGATGACGCTGCTGGGCAACTCTTCTACCGGCTCCGGGTCGGTAGTGCTTGCCACATCGCCAGTTCTGGTGACGCCGAATCTCGGCACGCCTTCGGCAGTAACACTGACCAATGCTACGGGCCTTCCGGTTTCTACGGGTATCTCTGGTCTTGGAACGGGCGTCGCCACGGCCCTTGCCGTCAACGTCGGCTCGGCAGGAGCCTTCGTTACATTCAATGGTGCGCTCGGTACGCCGAGTTCCGCAACGCTCACGAACGCAACCGGCCTCCCTATCAGTACGGGTGTTTCAGGCCTGGGAACAGGAGTCGCGACATTCCTCGCCACGCCGTCCTCCGCGAACCTCGCCTCTGCGATCACGGACGAGACCGGTTCTGGCGCTCTCGTTTTCGGTACCTCGCCGACGTTCACGACGAGCATCATCACGCCGAAGATCGTTGGTGGTTCGGCGACCACGGGTACGCTTCTCACCATCCAGACGACATCTGGTAATGGAACGACCGACCAGATTGTATTCGCAGGAGGAAATAACGGCGCGACTACCTTCGCCACCCTCAAGGCGAACTCGCTCGACCTCGGCACCTCGGCCGTCCTCGGCACGGGGACCATCGAGCTCGGCGCAGCCTCCG